TACGAGGGGCCGATGTTCAAAGTGTCAATCTTGGTGGGGCGGATCTTCGGGATGCCGATCTTCGAGGGGCCGATCTTCGGAGGGCCGATCGTGAGGGGGCCGATCTTGAGGGGGCCGATCTTACAGGGGCCGATCTTCGGAGGGCCAATCTTAAGGGGGCTGATGTTCGAGAGGCCAATTTTTATGGGGCAAAATATTAATTAAAAAATAGAAACCTTTAACACAGGAGAAAGACAATGGCAAAAGTAACAAAGGAACAAAGGGCAGTGAATTTTTTTACAGCAATGGGTCTCAGGGAAATTTCTTCTCGGTCAAAAAAGTACCGAACATTTTTAACCCCATCATCAAATAAACTTTATTTCATTGGACATTCAGGGGCAGTAAGAACCGGGAAAACGGCATCCGATTCAATATCAGTTTCAGATGTCCTTTGGAAACGGATTGAAGCATGGGAAACGAAAAATGCAGTAGCTGAATTATCAGCAATATCACAATAATTGAATTGATATAAGGTTAATGAGAGAGGTTTTTGAATAAAAACTTTTAATACAGGGGAAAAATGAAACATGGTGCTTTACAACGGATACGAAAAAATTATGATGGGGACATGTTTATTTTCCTTTTTTATTGCTGCCATTTTGATTTTTTGTTAACCCAAACATAAGGAACATGGATATGGATGAATTTAATACATTTTTAGCCATAGGGTTTATATTCATTTTGGGTTTACTTTTAGGGATCGTTATTATGATGCCTTAACCTTAAATTAACCGATCAAAAAAGTAATATATGCCGATATATATAATAGAGAGGGAAAACAGCAACCTTTAACAAAGGAGAAAGCCGATGAGATTCAGGAAATCAGAACTAAGTGCAGTAAACGTCAGTATCTTCACAAACGAACCGAAGCGTCTTGAGTGCCTTTTGTGCGGTAACAAGTGGGCGCCTGAAACGAAAGACACGACCAAGGGGCCGGTACTTTTCGGACAATGGTACGTTTGCCCAGCTTGTCAGGGTGTACGGGTGCCTGAACCACCCGATGAAGAAGAAGAGGGGACCCCTGTGAAGGCCCCTATGGATGTCCCTGTGAACGCTCCTATGGATGTCCCTGAGCCCCCCACAGATGCCCCTGTAGAGGTGCCCATTGATGTTATCCCCCCTGAAAAGGTCCCTGTGAAGCGTGGGCGCAGGAACATCATCCCGGGGTATCATGATGAGATCAAAAGGCGGATTGATGCGGGGACATTCAAACAGACGGCATTTGCCCATGAAATAGGCGTGAGTCCACCGGCAATATCCGGATACATGAAAAGGAATTTTCGTGAATACCTAATGAAGGTGTAAGGAACCTTTGAAAAGGTTGAAGAACAAGGTTAATGAGAGTAGGTTTTAGAGAATAAACAAATATAAATGCCCCTGGTTAATTGAGGAATTACAGGGGTTTTTTTATGTGTGCAGGGGATACTTGATAAAGGAAAACGGCAAATGGCAATGACAAAGGAAGAAAAAAAGGAATATCATCGGGAGTATAATGCGTCCCATAGTGAAGAAAGAAAGAAAGAACGTGAAACAAAAATTGCATTGGGAATTTGCACTTGGGGCAAATGTAAAGAACCCGCCGTAGAAGGGAAAACCTGTTGTACATTTCATTTGATCAAAGGTAAGGAGGCCAATAGAAAATTTCGTGAAACACATAGGGAAGAATTAAAGAAAAAACGTGAAACAAAAATCGCATTGGGAATTTGCACTTGGGGCAAATGTAAAGAACCCGCCGTAGAAGGAAAATTCTATTGTGTGTTTCATTCGAGCAAACATAATGAGACCGGTAAAAAACGTGGTGATGCCCGTAATGCTCAAAGAAAATGCCGTGATTGTAATAATCCTTTAGCAGAAGGGAATAAACAGTATTGTAAAGATCATGTAGCCAAACATAATAAATCTGTTAAAAAAATTCAAAACAAATTAAAAGCTATGGGAATTTGCACATGGTGTGGCAAAAACCCAATTGCAGAAGGGAATAAACTTTATTGCATTGAATGTGCAACTAAAAATAATGAATTTACTAAAAAAACCATTAAAAAACGTAAAAAATATAAAATTTGCTTTAAAAAAGTAAATGGAACCCGATGCGGGCAACCTGCAATCGGACGGGGATTGTGTAAATTTCATTATGTTGAACATCAAGTGTATAATGTTTGTATAGATGATAATAATTGCCATGGTGATATTTCATTGGTTTCAATCGATGAATTAATACAGGAATTCAAAGATGATTCTACATGTAGGTCTATGGGCATTCCATTGATATTGGGGATAAATGCCTCACTTGATCATAAGGAACCCCGATGTAAGGGCGGTCAAAATGTTACTTTGAATTTACAGTGGATAGATCGATATGTCAATTACATGAAAAATGGCATGACTAATGACGAGTTTGAAATTTATTTGAAAGAACTCGCTTATTTTTGTTATGGAAAAGATGAGGCCCCTTCCATTATTGACGAACAAAAAATGCTTCGCTTGATAAAGGGAAGACTTTATGGTAAGTGTTTTAAAGGATGTGACAAGGATCTTTTAGCTGTTCAATTGTTACAAAAGCTAAAGGATCAAGGGATTAAATGTGTTTATTCACGGCGTCCATTAAATGAAAAGAACATGCATCTCGATCATATTTTACCCCGTAGTAAAGGCGGTAGCAACGATATTAACAATTTACAATGGGTAGATGCAGGGATCAATCGAATGAAACATAATATGACTGATATTGAATTTAAAAGTTATTTCAAAATGGCGATGGAATGCTATGCGAAAAAACATCATTTAATAACATCTTAGAAAGGAAAAAGGTAATGAATAGTTTTTTAAAAGTATTCTTTTTATTTTTTATTTTATTTGTAATGATCAAAATCAGGTATTTATAAAAAAGCCCATTTGCATAAAACAAATGGGCTTCCCATTCCCTTTTTAGGAATGGTTTGGGGAGAAAGGTTATTTCTTCACATGATCGATAATGTTTGAAACACCATAATATCCCACATAAAATATTCCAAACCAAAGGGTAAGTTTTCCGAGAATGGTATTATTACAAATCTCCAAAACGTACATGCTCCATGAAGGTTTATATAACCATCCAAATGCTGCTATATCTGAAAGAAATACATAATTACCAATCAAAATCAATGCTAAAAATCTACGTGTCATACTTTTTGTGGTTGACTCTGCCGCTGCCTCTTTCATAACAGCCAAATGCACTTGAGCAATGTCTTTCCATGCTTCAAATTTCTCCTCTTGTGTAAAAGACATTTTATCAATTCCGTTGATAATTCCATCAACAGTTTTATTGGCAATATCCATTCCCTGACCATTACCTGATACTAACCCCGTTACTGTGGAAATCGGGGAAATTAATCCTTTAACTGCCCCTCCAATTAAACCAAATAAATTCATATTTACCTCTTATCAATAATGATTAAAAGAAAATGATCAAGATTATTTAAATACCCCATAAATTCATTGAATGCTTTCTTTGATTCTTCTAATGATGTTTTCCCATTTAACTGTCCAAATCCTGATCCCAATAAAATACAACCATGAGTATCATCTTCAACATTCCCGGTATGAAATAATATATGTCCCCTATTCGGGACATTTAATATTTCAAATACGTCTCCAAATTTAGGGGATACAATTCTTTTACATTGATAAGTACCCGTTGGTATACATGATATATTTGGATTATTATTTTTCCATTTATCTTCTAATGTAAGCATAACAGGGGTAATTCCTTCTTTTAAAAGCACCCCAAACGTTCCATGTTCATTTTCGGCAACCCTTTTTAATGAGAAATACATATTATGCTCCTATTATTCACTAAAATCAATAAAATTTTCAAGTATAATCAAATCCTGTGCTGAAAATAACTCTTTTGGAACGTCCTTTAATTTAATGCATAATTTATCTATATTAAATTCGCTTTCCTGTTTAATAAATTCACTCATATCATTTGAAAATTCAGTAACGGAATTTGTAAAAGTATAATTTCCATTATTAACCTTAGGATTCCCCTTTTCATCTTTATCACAATATTTTTCGATTATTTTTTTCTGTGTATCATTAACTATAGACATTACTCGATCATATTCTTTTTTAAATTTTACGATTTTGAAAATAAGTGGAACATCAAATTGAATACATCCGGTAAGTTTATTAATAACTAAATCTGTTTTTGAATTTAAATTGACATTTTTTACAATAAACATATATCTCCCCTTTTTTAAGAAATTAAATTAAATTAAAAATAAAAAATTCTTCTCCTTTCTATTATAATATACATAATATTAACCAAAACAAATATAATCATATGTTGTTCCGTTTTTATTAGGATGTAAATCAGATCCAGCATCATCAACGGTAAAACCATCTGTACCTAAGGTAATAATAGAATTATCTCTAAAATATTGTCCACCACTGGTTACATATGTATCACTAAAATAAGCCCCCCCATCTGCATCCCTTGCTTTTATTTCAGTAGTAGTTTCAATACAAGGACCTTCACGAGCACCAGAAACAAGAATCGCCCATATTTTAACATATTTAGGAGTAAACCCTACTCCGGTAATTGCCTTTGATGTTGCCCCATCACCCGTATATGAACCGGTTTTAATTTTTGCGATAGCATCACCACCAACTGTGATTGTATCAGTTATAGTAACATTATCTACATATAAATTTAACCAACGATTTGCAGTTACCCCGAGATCCCATTCTGAATCCTCACTTGGAATTAAGCGTGGATTATATACACCATTATCATAACTTATTTCAATGTTTTTGGAAGTTGCAAGATCCCTGACTTGAAATTCTATATATGGGCGTCCACTTGATATATACATTCTTTGCTGTACATGTGAATTAGCAGTATTATATACATAGAATGTAATGGCCCCCGTAGTACCTCCGGTCTCTAAACGAACACTTTCACAATAATACTCAGCTATGGGGTTGAAACCAATTCTAAGAGATGCCTTTTGAACAGCGGGATCAGTTGTTGGACCCCAATAATGATAACCAGTGTATTCTGAACCAATCTCAGTCACACAATTCCCAGAATCCAAGGATAATTTACCGGAATCCCCTGCCACACTAACCAATTTTATATTTCCACCAGCATTAAGAACAATTGAATCTGCCTCTGCCAGAGTTATAGTTAATTTTGATCCGTTCCAATTTAAATAATCTGTAGAATTTCCAATAAAAAATTTTGCTTTATTGGAATCACTATCATCAATTCCTAAGATGAATCCAGTATCAGTATTAGTAAAATCGGTTTTACCGGTCGCTATATAACAATCCCCCTGTCCATCTGCAATGGATAAAGTAATCGTTCCAGAAGTGGTTGTTCCGTCACCTAATTTTAAAGACCCCAATAAAGAAGCATCCCCTGTTGTGTTTACTTTAAATACTTTTACATTAGAAGCATTAGTAATAAACAATCCATCCGAGCTATTCCATTCAATTCTTTCACTTGAAGACGTGTCTCCCGCCCAAAAAGCACCGGCACTTGATAAACTTAAATGGGCAACGGCGCCTCCATACATAAGGACCCCACTTGAAGAAATTGATACATATTCCCCCCCTGATTCAAGACCAAGTTTTAATACGCCAGCGGTAAGATCCGTGTAAACACTTGATCCATCTTTTATTTGTACTGAAGCGGATGTTATATTTAAATGTTCCGAAGCAGTTAACCCAATTGTAGTCGTAGCCCCATATGTAGCATATAACGTTGCCCCATCATACACTTGTAACCCTGAAGTAGATAATTTAATATGTTCATTCGATTGATCCCCGAGATAAGCAATCCCATCTGATTTTATTTCAAGTAATTTAACAGCATTTCCATATCCAAGAACACCACTTGAAGAAATTGATACATATTCCCCCCCTGATTCTAAACCTAACTTCAAAACCCCTGCTGTTAAATCAGTATATACACTTGATCCGTCTTTAAATTGTATTGCCGTGCTACTAATCGACACATGTTCACTGGTTGTATATCCTAATGTCCATGTGCTACTTGATAATTGAGCACGTATCACGTCATCTGCATCTAAAAACCTAACCCCATTAGTTGAATCAATTGTAATATAATTTGCCGCAGAATATTTTCCAAATGCTGCACCATAAGTATCCGTTGAATATCCATAAATACCATTTAAGTTGCCAATTGCCCAACATTCGGTATAATCACTATATGTTGCCGAATTTCTAACATTACCAACTATTGTGGGACCATAATCAGAGGCTTCTTTAATTCCTCTATTTGAATATATATCAATAAACCCGTCACCGGTTGTACCTGTATTTAATACCGCATCCCCCGCATACCAAACATTTGCCCCTGAACCATCAAGATTCCTTGTAACGGTATGGCTATATGGACCTGCCCCTCCCGGTGCCCCAGTTATAGCCATAAATTCAACTTTTCCATTACTCTCAAGGTATATTCTATCCCCATTTGCTAAATTATTATGTTTAACATAAATAGTGGTAGCATCATCTGTCAAGTCACTTGTTAATTCTGTGCAGGGAGCAACAATTATCCGTCCACCAATGGTTGCCATTGTATCTTGTACCACAAGGGTTTCAACCCATAATTCAGCGGCATGAAGGGTTAAAAATTTTTTAGTAAGAAGTCCAAGATTTATATCATAATTATTAGTAGGATATACATCATTTCCCGTTGGATTTAAAAGAATATCCCCAGTTGGAGATAATGTAATATCCCCCGCACTTCCAATACTTGCCCCATTTCCAATTGTAAGACTTCCTAAAGACACATCTTGTCCATTAAAACTAAATGTAGCCCCTGCTTGTGCTGATAGATCAGCAAGGACCTCTGCATAACTTCTTCCCTCAATCCCACTTGCAGTGAATTTGGCATAATCATTATCTGCTGCACTTGCATGATCCACCGTAACTATATGATTATCAGTTATTCCATGATTAATAGCATGAATATGATCAGCTCTTGAAAAAGAATGGGACGTTCCTGTTCCTGCTGCCACTACAGCACTTATTTCTGCTGCTGCTGCTGTATCAAGGGCATCTGCCCCATCATTGGGGTCATGGCGATCTTTATGAGCGTTAAAAGTAGATAAGGCAACAAGATCGGTCCCTATTTCAAGATCCAAATCCTGTTTAACTTCCGCATAACTTCTTCCCTCAATCCCATTTGCAGTGAATTTAGCAAAATCGTTATCAGCAGCATCTGCCTGATCAACTGTCAATATTGTATTATCAGCAATTGTCTGTTTATCAAGAGTTATATTTGTTCCATTCCACTGTATTGTAGCATCCCCACCCGTTGTTCTGCCAAATATCAATTGAACATTGGTATCTGTATTATCAGAATTTATTTCAAATGTATTGGATATCGTTGTTCCAATTTCACTTGATCCGATAAACATACCGGTAACATATAAATTGGAGCCATCCCATTTTATATGGTCCCCGGCAGGGTCCCCCATATGCATTTTATAAACAGAATCATGTTTCCCCTGCCATATTCCAATACCTGTTAAATAATCAGAAGCTGCTCCAAATGCAATAGAAGGAACAGAACTATTTAATGTAAAACTTCCAGAATCGGCACTTAATGTAGTGGCAGCAAGGGTAAATCCTCCGAGAGTGCCCGATATGGCCTTTATTGCTCCGGCTTTTGTAATACTAAATGGAGCATCTGCATATGTGGAATTTCCAATAGCTAATCTATATGTCCCATCCGCCGCATCAAGAATGATAATGTCATTACCAGAACCAAGACTTATTTTTTGATTAGCAGAATCTAATATAAGATTTGTTGCTGTTAGTGTGGTGGCAGCAATTGTAAATCCCCCCACCGTTCCTGTAGTAGCTGATATATCCCCACTTATTATAAGATTTGTCCCATTCCAATATAAATAATTAGTGGAATCGCCAAGGTACATTTTTACTTTATTGGAATCAGAAAAATCAACACCAATTATAAATCCGCTACCATCCGTTCCAAAATCAGTTTTTCCAGAATAAATTACCCGATCACCTGATTTATCAGGATCAATTATAATATTTGTTGTATCATTTCCAATGGTTAATCGTCCGGGGACCCTATTTGGAACGGTTGTTCCAGTAGGGCCAACACTACTGGGTCCACTTACAACAATTTGATATGTTCCGGTACTATCATCAGAAGCAATAACAACAGAATCAAAAGAAAGATCCTCCCAGTCATCCAATGATTCTGAAAATCTGGTCCCAGAAATTGAAATACTGAGATCCTTATTTAATGTTATTTCATCAATTAAAATATTATAAGTGCTTCCCTCAGAATCATAATTATCTCCATTAATTGTAATAACATCATCAACTTCCAATCCAATTAATGTAGTGCTCCCGTCAAATTTAATTTTTTTATCCCCGAGTAATCTTCTTTGCAGGGCCATTTTAGTAATTATTTGTGCGTGTTGACTATTTTGGATATAATCGGTATCAATTATAGTACTGCTAATATTATTCGTAGTTGTTTTTGCAGGAATCAAAATTTTGATTAATGAATCAATACAATTATCTTCTTCTTGATATGCAGAAAAACCACTATCTTTATACTCATTTTGATTGATAATAGATACACCAAAAGTGCCTTCACCAATTTCATTATTTTTAATTATCAAACTATTATCAATCGTGTCTTGACTTACTTTTGTATGAATCTTAAAATAAATTTTATCCCTTACAATCAATTCTAAATGCATCATGGTAAGAAGTTTTGCAAGGAATTTTCTTTTATTTATTTTAAACCAAATTCCGCCATTTAATGTTAAACTCCAACTTGTATAAGTTGATTTAACAACGGCAAGGGAGACATCATCAATTTTAGTTGACGGGATACCCATATCAAGAAGGATATATTCAATCAGATCAGCAGCATTTGTAAATCCTGAAGTTGACATATATGAATATTTACAAGGAACATCAAGAAATTTTTCACCATTTCTAAATAATCCATTTGCATCATTTACACCGTCAAGATCAGAATCAGCAATTATAAATTCCGCACAAATATATGGATTTCCGTCCGATCCTACTTTTCTATAATATTTAAAAAAGGATGTCCATGCTGATTGACTTCCAAATTCTCTCGGTGATTTTACTTTTGTAATTGAATAATCAGTTATTTCCTTTATTGAAATATCATCATAATAACAAATTCCACCAGGGGTTTCTGGAGGCTGTAATTGTAATCTAACAGAGGAACAATCATAAGGAGCAGTAAACCAAATTTCCACTTTTGTATAACTTGTTCCTGTTACCCCCGTTGAAGTAGCAGCAGTAATTACAGTACTATTCGATACATCATAAAGATAATATCGACCGGCATTTGTTCCATCTCCCCGTGTCCAAATTGTTAATTTATATAATTTACCAGCAGTAACTGATATATCTTGTGTGATTATACAATCATCAGAAACACCCGCAGTCATTTTACAAGCGGAATAATCCCCATATACAATTGTTGATTCCTCTGCAATTGTACCGGACCCCTTTGTTTCTTCCCATGTTTCAAAAACGTCATCCCCCCCAACACCAGGGATTTCAAATCCGATATTTGTTAATTTTTCGGCCCCAAAATTAGTATCTGTATAAGGACCAAGAACATAAAATCTTGAAGAAGTTATATAAGCAGATCGAACGGGAATAAATGCTGTTCCCCAAATAACCGGAACACAAACATTATCTTTTTGAGGATCATTTGATGGAAATAAATTTTGAATTAAAGATGTATTAGGGTAATCCCCCTTTAAATAATCTTGTAACCAATCATGAGCTTCAACATTAATTTTTTGATAAACACTCGGACTCCGAGAAATTTTAAAATTCCATTTCATTAACTCACTTTCATTCTCACCATCCCCGGCAATTAGTCTTACTAAAATTGAAGCCCCTTCAAAATCAGAACCATTTAACAAATTATCCACATTTGATATTGAAAAATTTAATTTAGAAGGAACGGACAATCCGTACTCGGATACATTTCTATTAAATGTAATTCCTTTAAAATTAAGTATTTTTGCATCATAATTTTGTTCTTCAAATGTGGTGTTTTGAGTAGAATAAAAATAATCGGCTGTTCCATCGTTATCCGTATCAATTTCAAATAACCATTTAATATCTAATTTTTTAGTGGAAAGAACAATTGCTGCTTGTGTTTCATTAAAACTTTTCATCTTTAATCAGCTATCCTTCCAATAATTTTGAACCGTATTTCTTTAATCCCATAAGAAGTTGGAGTCATTGCACGAGACATATCTGTAATGAATCTAACTACATATGTATGTCCATCGGGATGATTAAATTTAAATGAATTTACTTTTCCACGCCCTTTATTTGAATCACACCAAAAATCAAATATGGTTCCTGCATCTGATTCATTTAATAAATCATATTGGATCATAATATGAAAAATATATGTACTACTAAGCTCCACAATTTCATCTGATCCGTCATCCATATCATGGATAATATCATTTTTCCCTACCATTTCTGTCAATACATTTTGAGGAGAAATAGATAGGGTTTGATCAACATCAGAGGTTACCGTTGAGACATAATCATATATTTCTTTTGCCATTTTTATTCCTTATTTTTTATAAATAATCCTTTTAATTTTTCTAAATAAATTCGTATTTTCTCTATAAATTTTTTTACTTTTACAATAAATTCTTTCATTTTCATAATAAATTTTTCCATTTTTTTCATATAATCTCTCCTTATTTTTTAAAACCAATAATTAAATCACCAATTAAATCTGTTTCATATTTTTTATTTGACACCCAAAATATAGTATGTAAATAATCTTTTATTACCGAATTATAAACAAAATAAGGCCCCATAAATTGAGGAACATGAGAATCAAGAGGACCAACATCATGTAAAGCTAATATTCCATTCTTTTTTAATTTTGGAAAATATGTTTGAAATTCATTATAAACCTGAATAGCATTGTGATCTCCATCTATAAAAAGAAAATCAATGGGATCAGGGATTGTTTCAATAACGGAGTCTTTAATTGAATCCCCTTCAATTAAAAATATTTTATCAAGTAAACAAAAATGATCAAGATTTGAAATAAGTTGTTCCTGTATACAAATATCTATAGAATACATTTTTATATTTTTATTTTTTTGAATCCCATAAGCAATAAAACATGTGGACCTTCCCCTATATGCCCCAATTTCAACAATTACTGCATTTTCATTTAATGAAGAGGATAAAGAAGAAAGAGCTTTTCCCTGCTCTAATGTTAACCATCCTTCAATATTCATAAAATCATTCATATTTATACCTGCTGTATCGCTTCAACTAATTGTGGATTTGACGCCAATTGATCAATAAGGACTTCACCAATTTGTGTCCCGTCAACTTCAATGGTTACATGTATCGTCTGGGTCCCTTGAAGTATCGGAGCAATTGCAGAAGCAACGGCATCCCCTATTGAAGAAGGGGAAAACCCTGAACCATAAGATGAAGCAAGTCCTTGAAGATCAGACACAACACCAGTAAATGCCGTCTGGTAATCCCCTCCAAATGACTGAAAGAAAGGAAGCATTGTCCCTGATACATACGAAAAAAGATCATTAAGGTCCCCACTTCCAAGTAATTGATTATATCGATCTGTAATCGCTTCCATACTTTGTACCGGAGCAAGGGTCCCTGTGGTCAATTGTGCGATAAAATCATTAATTTGCTGTTGAGCAGTTAAAGCATCTGTATTTGTTAAAATTGCATCTGTATTATAGGATAATGTAGTATCAAGATATACAAGAGCTTCATTCATTTGCTCAAACAATGGACGCACATCTTCCATTACTGTTACCATACTCCCGATTATGGCAGTAATATCTTCTTTACTTTTTGTTCCACCCACTAATCCTGCTGCCAATTCATCAAATCCGCCGATTCCATATATATCCCAAACTTTTTTAAATGTTTGTTGCATCATGGCATCATTAATAGCATTTAAGAATGATTCCCTGAATGCTTCATAAAGTCCCTTAGATATATTTTCTTTAAATATATCAAAAGAACCCAAACTATCATTAAAAGCATTTCCAATAACTTCGGAAAATGTTTGTCCAAAAACCTTTACTTTTTCAATTAATCCCTCAACGCCTTCTGCAAGTTGTTCATTTAAAGTCTCAATTTGAGGTTCCAACATTTGCTGCATATTCAATATATATTTAACAGCACCAAATCCAGCAACATCAATGGCACGAGATGTACTTGTTTCATATGCTAATTTATCTTCAAGCTCTTTTATTTGATTTAAAAGCTCTTCATTATATTGTGGAAACCAACTTTTAATTTCTTGTAAATTCATTTCAACAATTCTCCGGGGAGTTGATAAAATTTGACTTGAAATTTGAAAAATTGTTCCCTGAAGTGTGTATATAAATTTTTGCATTTCGGCAGCTGGATCAAATTTATATAAATAATCCATTCCATACATTTTACTTATTTGAGACTTTACCGAATTAACCATTGCCCCTAATTGTTCGGGAATTTTTGCAAATGTTTTGTCAAGTAAACTTGAAAAATCTGCTTCATTAACAGAAAAGTCTAATTCAACGGGAATTGAATATGTTTGAGCTTTTTTCTTTTTCTTAAAAACATTATTTAATATCCCCCCTAAAGCTATCCCCCCTATAGCAAACATACCAAGTGCTGCCCCACCAAGGGCCATTCCTTCTCCCCCCATACCCATACTTTTACCTAATGAAGTTTGAATAAGGGATGTTAAAGAAGATTTTATAGGATCAGTAATTGATTTTGCCAATGATCTGGCTACACCACCAAATAATTCTTCTGCCGCCATTTTAGCAAGTAATCCTTTGAATGATTTCCACAAATTATTACAAAAATCACCAAAATTTGTAATTCCATGCTCTAATACATCAGCAAAAACATTTACAAAACCATCGGAAACTTGTTTATTAAAATCTGTCCACTTTTCTTGTTGTGCTAAAAACCATTCTTGATATGCCTTGTCATTAGCTCCCAAACCCTCTGCAAAGGCATCATCATATTTTTTCAGTTGTTTTATAAGATCTTCATCCTCTTGTTTTTTCCATTTATCATCTATTTTAGGTTTATCATCAGATGGTAAAGTAGAAATTTTATGTGGTTTGGTTGTTTTTGATGGTTTAGTCGTTGTAGTCGTTAAAATACCCGCCATTGATTCAGCCATCATTTCAGTATATATTCTATCAATTTCTTCTAAATCCGCCTGTTCCCGTCCTTTTCTTTGTTGTCTTTCAAGTTCCATTTCCTTTAAATAATTTTCAAAATATCCACCTTGAAATCTTACATATTGAACATTTGCATCAAGACCAAGTTTTTTCCCTATTTTCGTTGATGCTAATGCTCGATGGGCCTTTTCAATATATTCAAGGAAATTGTTCATTGAATTTTGTAATTCTTTAAACATGGAGACAAAAATATATTTAATTCCATAAATAACATCCTGAATAAAAGAAGCGGTATGAGTAAATGTTTTATGAAGTCCCCCCATTAATCCAATACCAAATTCATTAACAATAGCAAAATTCTTTCGTAACCATCCCCCTAACTCAACTCCTCCAAACAAGGCAAGGCCGACAAGTCCCCCTTTAGCACCAAGGGATAACCCTTTTGTTACTGTGTTTAAAGTTGTAAATGCCTTTGCAAGATTCCCAACATTTTCAATAGCTTTAATTGCCCCATATGCAATTTCAGTCATTACAGCAGCAAGTTGATATGCAATGAATGCTTTAACGGGAATAAGAAGAAGGGTAAATTCATCTTTCCAATCTTTCCAATGACCGGCAATATATATAACAATTTTTTCAACTGTTTTTAATGCATTAACTAATTTTATACCAATCAAATCGGTCCATTCTTTTAATTGTCCTGATTCCCTCAATCTTGTAATTACAGCAACTAATTTATTTCCCATTGTTTCAAGTTGAGTAAGAACACCGCTATCCATCATAACGGATCGCCAAAATTCTTTCCATTCAGAAACTAATGTTTCAATTATCCCCGCCATACTTAATTGAATTTTTGCAGACAATCCACCATAATTTTTTTCCATACCTGAATATAATGCTTTAATTATTTGATCTGCAGAATATGCAGAATCAGAAATATTATCCCATGAGATTGATTGATTATGTAATTCATTCCGTAATATTTCAAGGGCAGGAACACCAGCAGAAGTTAATTGAATCAGTTCCCTTGCAGACATTTCCCCTTTTGCTTGTATTTTACCAAGGGCTTCTGCTATTGACATCATTGTTTCAGGGGCTCCACCAAGAGCAGATGTAGTATCCACCAAAATGGTCATTTGATCAATTGTTGGCTTTAACCCCATTGCAGACATTTGAGTAAAAGCTTGAATTGCTTTTTCTGTATTAATAGGCATTCTTAATGCCCACTCATTTAACGCTTGAAATGTTTCTACTCCATGTCCCTTTGTAATAGTATCAAGAGCAATTTGAAGTTGCTCAAATCGGGTGCCTATCATTAAGGTTTCCCGGGCTAATGCCCCAATACCTAATCCGATAAAAGCACCTTTAAGAGAAAAAACAGCGCCAACTGTTCCACCTAAAATTTTACTAAGATGTGAAAAATTCTTACCAGAAGAATTTATATTTTGATTGACATTATTCAAGGATTGATTAAATTGATTAATTTTAATCTGTCCCCGGTTATCAACATCAATCTGTAAAATTAACGGAACGGCCATTTATTTTCCTCTCCCTATTACTTTTTGTGAGGATATGGTTGATGTATTTTTTACTACCGGCTTATTCGTTTCCTTATGTTTTTCTTCAATTGAAGAAACAAAAGATAATTTTTGAATTAATATTAATTTATCTTCATCCGATAAATTTAAAATATTTGCATATATTTCCATTACTTTTATGAAAACATCTAAATTGATCCTTCCATAAAAATCCCTGCTATATTGACAATCTGCATATATTTTTAAAAATAATGCATTTTGTTTTAATGTAACTGGGGGCTCATAAATACATCCTGTACAATCTGGGTCTAATCGTTTATTTCTTTTTTTACACGCATTGCAATACGGGATTGCAGAACCTAAACGCCAGTCCCAGATCTCAATTAGTTTTTTTCTTCAATCTCGACCATCTCCATCCGAGCATTCAGACAGGCAAGATTTATCGCTTTAACAAAAAAGAACATTTTATTTCCAAACTGCTCTTTCATTTCATTAGTACAAAGGATGGGATCACCAGACGGTGTTTGTAATCCTTTCCAATCCTGTACTTGCTGCATAAATAACTCTTTTGTAAAAGCAGCATCATTAAGTTGATTATTTCGAGGATTGACAAATTTCCTCTTTAAGCGTTCAAACTCACCATGAGTAAAAGGCTTTACAAAAACAGTAAATCCCATTCTGTAAAATGGGGTCCCTTCAAATGCAAGGTTGGTTCCATTAATTTCAACAATTTCACTATTAAGATCAATTACAAGACCATTAAACTTTTGAGTATTGTCCTGCTGATCAATTTCCTTGTCCATAAAAAATTCTCCCCTTTTTAAAATTAAAAATTAAAGATATGAAGCAACTGAATTTATTAAAGTTGCTGTTATAGCATGACTCGAAGCTCCATTTTCATAAAAGGCATCCCAAGTGAGATTTACTAATAGCCCCTCAGGCCCGGAAATTGCTGGCCGATCATAACTTAACACAACTTCATCAAATTCAATTTCTAATGAATATGTCCCTTGAGTAAAAGTAACAGTAAGAGATGTTTCCGTCTGATTCCGTCCCTTTAAAAGAAGGGCATCATCTTGAAATAACCCTGTTATACTCCCCGTCAAACCAATTATGCCCTCGACCAGGGATGATTTAATTCCAGCATCCCCAATACAATAAGCAGGGGCAAGGTTATTATTAATATCCAATGAAATTTCTGTCAGATATGATATTGAAGATCCCGCTTCTTTCAATGCACATTCAAATACTTCAAAACGACCAGGGAGCATACCTGAAAAATCTTCAGATGGAGTACCATCATAAGCGGAAGCCCCTTTTGTTTCCTTTGATCCACTTACACCAATTGTAGCAATAAGTTCTCCGTCCCCGCCAACTGTCATTGCAAAAGTATTTACTTTCAACCCATTGTAAAGATAATAAAGGGTAAGATCAGGATGAGCAACATCAAGTAAAAATGAAGAAAGGATATCCTTTTCATAAAATGAATGTGTATACGGGGAAACGGAACCCGTAGTAGATGGAGCTCCCAAAAGTGCTTTTAACCAAATACCAATTGCTTGTGTATCTACAGGGACAACAATCGTTCCAGCAACATCTTTATTTCCCCTAAATGGCTTAGTAGAAGAACGATTTCCTGTAATGGTGTTTGCCCGTTGATTTGGTTGACTTACTTTTAAATCACAAGTGTTAAAAGGAATTTTTACACCAGTAGCAGAAGAAGGAGACGTCCCATAAGTGTCTTCCCAGTCCATTACAATATATGATTTGTATCCTTTTCCTTGAGCCATTTTAAATCTCCTTTTTCTTTTTCTTTTTTAAAGTTAATGGAAAAGACTTATAATTAAAGAACATTGATAATAAACTATTTTCATCATATAAAAATACTTGTCTGTTATTTTGTTTGCACCAATCGGAGATATATTTAAATTTAAAACTCCTCTCACTTATTTTTTCATCTGGGGTAAATCCATATAACCATATTGGGTTTATCCCCATTATCAATGCTACATTCAATGCTAAAAATCCTGATAATTCACACGGGTAAAATCCTGAATCAAATGATTCAGAGCATTTTTCAGGTCTCCTTGCTTCGAGCCCATATACAGATAAATCTTTATGAATATAATACAATGGATTCATAGCAAATAAAATTGTTTTTTTTAATGTACTTTCCTTATAAAAAAGAATTTCCTTTTCATGGTTACCATAAAAAGAACTATCGAGCCATAAAAGGATATCCAAATCTGTTACTTTATATGCTTCATTACATCCAATTTTTTTTCCTTTAAATGAATCAAGGGATTCATTTCGAGCATATTCATTTATCCCCCTACCAATAACAATTCCCGGAACATTTGTATATTTATTTTTAAACAAGGGATCAATTGCCCATGTAAAATTATATGTCTCTGCTTGTCCCTTCATTTACAATTTTTTCCTTTCATATTATAATATACAATTATTTTCAGTAAATGATATAAAACATTATTTTAAATATTATTTTAAATATTCAAAGGAGATTGTTATTAATTCTTCCCATCGATCATTTACTTTTCCAATTTGCAATAATTGAGGAACATAAAATTGAATTATACTGGCATCCCCTAATGTAAGGGTATGATATCTAAATAAATCATTAATATCATCCACATATTGTTTTAACAAACCAGTACCCTTATTAATAGACCTACTAAAAGTAAATATCACTTCTCCTTTATACATAATTCCCGTATCTGCATTCCCTGTAATTGTTAATCTTTGTTGGGTTGTGGGATTTATTTTCAATGAAATATAAAATTCAACGGAAGCCATATCTTTTACTGTATTTGGATATTGTATTTCTGTTGATGTCCAATTACTTCCAACATAATTTACAATTGCTTTTTCAATGTCCTGCCATACAGATAAACTCATATTACACCAAACATTCAAACGAAATTGAAATTGATTCTTGCCACAAAGTTCCTTCCATACACATTCCAAGAACGTAATGCTGGGGAATTTTAAATTGAATTATTTTTTCACCTTCAATTGTCAATGTTTTGTATCTAAATAAATTAATAATATTATCAACATGTTGTTTTAATACCCCAGTGCCCTTATTAAGATCACGAAAAATATTCATAACAACATCACCAATATACATAATTCCTGTATCATTATTCCCTGTAATAGTTAATCGATTTGCTGCCAATGGAATTACATTAATACTTACCCATACACCATAACTTGCCATATCTTTTACTGTATTTGGATATTGAATTTCCGTTGATACCCAATTATTACCAAAATAAGAAATAATTGTTTTTTCAATATCATGCCATATAGATAAACTCATATTACCCCACTAAGCTTCTCAATCTTTTTTCTGCCAACGCCCTTGCCTTTTCATATATTTTTTTTGGGGCATTGGGGTCCTTTGAATATGTTCCTAACTCAATAAACATAGCATAAAGGACATTATTTGTAATAAATATACTCAATTTGTTCCCGATCTTTTTTATCCCCCCCAATACGGAAGAGGCATTTTGTTGATTTTCCATTGTCTTTTTTATATATTGTCCTGCCGGTGATCCTTTGCTATGTGTTCTTTTCTCCTGACTTGATACTTCGGGAGGGGTTTCATGAGAAGGGGTATCTATTGATAAAATATGAGCAGCCCTATAACGACCATAATCAACGGGACTCATTAATTGTAAATCGGAAAGGGCTTGAATTGCAACGGTTTTTGCTATACCAATAGACTTTTCATCGAATTTTTTAAGATCCCTTTGAACGGATTCAAAAAATTGATGAAAATTTGATTTAAGGGATACATTAAACTCACCGGCCATTATCGTTTAATCATGGGATATTGAATGTCTCTTGTTCCCCCTTCAATAGTAACCCTATAAAAGGGTAATCCATTTGAAGTCCTCATTTTTGTCATTGGAAAAGCATGGGTAGGTAAAATAACAGATCGATCTGTTCTTCCTGTTAATTTTTCAAATGTGATTTTCTGATTTTTTGACATTTATATCCCCTTATGTTTTCACACAATTAAATTCAAGCATCATTTCAGTTGATCCCACCACTGTTTTTTCAAAATCAGATATTTCAAAATCAATTCCGTCATAGGTAATTTTATCACCCTTTTTTGGGGTAATTAAATTATCAGAAAAATATTTTTCCCTTATTAAAAATGAAATTGTCCTTCCCTGTAAATCACCCGCAGATACAGGAACACCTTCTTTTGTATAAATAATTCTTATTCCTCTTACTGAAATGGATGTTGCTGTTTCTGTGTTTTCAGCAGTGGTGATGCTATATGAATTTGTAATACTTTTATAAACAAGGGCAACGGTAATAGAAGAATCTGAAAGATATTTATTAACAATGCCCTTTACAAATCCCCCACTAACAAGTCCCATTTTTATTTAACCTTTTTCACCTTTGAATGTTTCATTTCACGAAAACCTGAAGCATGTATTGCCACCGCTTGTTTTAATGCTTTCCTCTTTCCCCCTGAACCAGTATAACACGTTCCATGCTCCCCATACTTATACCCGGGTTTCCCGTTTTTTTGACAAGTCATGGTTGGCATTATTTATCCTCAATCTTTTTTGGAAAAAATTTATTCTCGGTCCAGTCCCCCTTTGATTCAGGATGTTCCTTTTTATAATTTTCTTGCAACTTTCTACTCATTTTTTTCGCCATTATCTGTACTAAAATACATCTATTTTTAATTTCACCATCAGAAGATAATGTATATATTTCCCGTATAACCTCACAAATTGTATACACGGGAAGAGATGACTCAAGATCGATATGAATTGGATTAGGATGTGTTTTTTCCTGTTCCAATAATTTTTCAATAATTTTATTTATTGACACTTTTTATACATTTAACTTGTTCAAAATGTCCGTTAATAAAACAACTTAATGAATCACAACAACCATTCGGAGTATGTTCAACGGAGTGAGGGCATACAAAATCATCATCAATTTGTTTATCCTTGCATTTACCAGCTTTTTCACATATAACAAGTTCTTTTTTCATTTTATTATCCTCTCAACAATTCGATATTTGAATCACTAATTATCCATTCCCTCAATAGGGATCGAACAGTATCAAGATATCCCCCGCCCGCCTTAAAATCAGCACGTTTATCCTTAAATACAAGGGACAATGCCCCTCGACCAATCGACAATTGACTAATTTCCTGTTCTGGAGACATATCATCAGAAGAAATGTGTTTATAGAGGTATATGATCATTTCTCCCTGTGCATCTTTTACCTTTTGGGGCATCGCCCCCTCATCTGTATGATCATCAGTGATAGAACGTGGAAATTCCAATGCCTGATCCTTATCATACCGGGCCCCCCTATATCGATATGCCCGGTCAATTGCCCTGGTCGCATACACTAACCATGTATTTTTTACAGCATCGGTTAATGCCGCCCAAGTTGCATAAAACAACGGATGAGCTTCAATATAGGTATTAATTTCAGTAAGAGAAGCATAAGAATTTGAACTTTCCCCTGATACCGATGTAACAATGGTTACAGCCATTTTAATATCCCTTCTTAATCAACTTTTTTAAAAGCAATATATATTTTTTATTTTTTAATTGTCCCTTCATAATTAACCCTTTTAAAAGAGATATATTTTCTTCATATTTTATTTTTAAATTTATTTTCTTAATTGCCTCATTTTTCAAATGTAATATTTGTTTAATATATCCATTACATTCTGAACATTGCTCTTTTGCTCTATTCCATTTAATAATCTTTGCATAATACCCAGATCCAATTGAAAAAATAAGTGATCCAATTGTAGTAAGATAACAAACGGGATTTGCCAAATGTAAAATATGCATCTCAACAATTGCAGTACCAATTAGCAATATCGCAAAGGTTTCCAAACAAACGCTAAAACAATAATGTCTGTATGACATCCCTGCTTCATTCCCCATTTTTTAATCCATTTCTTATAATTAAAGAATCGAAGTAAAAATACCTTTCCTCAATTCATCCATTGTGTATTGAGAATAAGCAACATCATACAAAAATTGATTAACATCATCCCCCAATTGAACAGCCTTCATAATCTTATATAAATTTGTCTCACAGAAAATAGAGGCGGGACAATCTTGACTACAAAATACAGGAATAGTTTTTATAAGGGCTTCATAAAGACACGCTGAATTGTATGTGACAACGGCAAAACATCCCTTTAAATCTTCTTTTAAAGTCTTCCCATATTCCTCTTTTATATTTACATCAGAGGGATACGGACGAATCCTTATTTCCTTTGTATCTTTGACAATACTATTTAATTGCTTCACCGTTTGATCATACCACTCTTCATGATGATTTTGTGCAATAACAAGGATATGTCCTTCGGCACTCCAAGTGCTCTTTATTTTCAATCCAAGTGCTTTAAATCGATCATCAGAAGCCCCAATTACAGGAAATTTTCCATTTTTAAGAATATATTTATACATTAAATCACGTCTTAAATATCCGGAATCTACTGTATAAATGGGGACATTCGGAGCATTCTTTTTATAATAATCAATAACGGATAAATTATTGGCCCCCCAAGTAAATACCCCATCTAATTGATCAATTGGAGTAGAGGGCAAACATGAAGAAAGGCATGATGGCGGAAAATACTCAACCAAATGATTCTCGGATTTCAAAAAATCACCAATGGCAATAAGAGCGGATCTTTCGATCCGCTCTACTGTCCATTTATCAAAAACAATGTATCTCATAAGTTTCTCCCCTTTTCTTAGAGATAAAATTTACTGAGTAACGATACGAATACCAGCAAGATTTTTCGCACTGGAATACACTTTGTCCCAGTTTGTAGCGGTCCGAATGCTTGCTTCCGTAGGATTGGCCCCACCATTGGTCGTGTCCCATGCAAACCCCTTGATTTTGAGATTATAAGCATACTCACCCTGAATCCTGAAAACCAAGTTTTCAAGACCTGTCACAATCTCATCCACAAGACGTTTTGACTCGGATTCACAAACGATACCGGCATTTTCAACAAGACCCAGACACTGATAAGTAGTATCCAATGAATCGGCACCGAGATAAAGCCCATCGGCATCAACCACAACACAAGGGCGTCCAAGGGTACCAGGGGTCCCCCCGTACACCACAACACCCGCTTCCTCATAGATCTTATCGGAAACAGCCTGCTTCATAAGATCAAAATACTGCTTGCTATGCATAAACCAGCAAAGCACTTTAGAAGCTTTATCACCCATTTTTGCAAGACCATTAAGCAAATGAGTAACAGTCATGGTTTTTGTAGTCTGCCCAGTAGCATCATACGTATTGTCAGCCTGCCCTGAAAGAGCCGCCTCAATACAGTTAATGCTTGATTCCACCATATCATGAGCAATTTCCTCACCGATCTGTTTTCCGAGCTGAAAACTCATTTCCTTCTGGGCCTCTTCACCATATTTCCCAACTTTTTCCCAGGCGTCAAGCGTTTCATCAACGGGGCCAATCTTACGATTAACCTTTACGCCAACAATTTCTCCTTGAGTCATTTTTTGAGAAGTAGCAGCTGAAACAGAAGTGGTATCCCTACGAGTAACCAAACTCGAAACCCTATCAAAAAATGATTCTTTCTCATAATCACCGAGCTGATCCTGGGTGATCAATCGGATGGTGTTCCGGGAAGCAACATTAAAAATATCAACTTCCTGTGAAAGCTCTTCATACATTCCACCATAAAACTGTTCATGATAAACTTTAAAATCGCTTGCAGTACCAGCGGCCTTTGGAATCCGACGAATATAAAATCCAGCGTTCATTTTTAACTCCTTTTTAAAAATGAAAAAATGTAAAAAACCAGCTGCTGGATCTCCCGAACAGCATACCTTATTAGGATCTCCCTTAAAACTTTAATCCTATTTTTTAAATCTCTCAAAAAATAGAATTTATATCGCTTACTTATGTAAAGGGGCCTGTCCCGCCTTCTTCATGTCAGAAACACGAGAGGACCTTCCAGCCCTTACCAGCCCTTGAAACTTGTCAAGACCGTATTTTGTAATGTATTCCTGCTTTTCTTTAGGGGTTTTAAAATCGGCATCAGATTTATATGAAGAAATATCCCTCACCCCTCCATTACCACCACCATTACCTCCACCCGTTGATCCACCACCTGAATTTTGATTTCCTTTCAATATCGATTCCTTGAAAGGACAATAATCAGAAATAATCGTCATAATGGCTTCATCAAAATCAGCCAATTCACCCGGTTTCTCTTTACTATAAATAGGCTTATCCCCAATTGAAGCAACGGGAACCAATTTACCATTTACTTCAGTAGGTTTAAAATAATCAGCCCAATATTTCTCTGCCATGTCAACGGGGACAATCACTTTCTTGTCTTCCCCATTTAAAATCTTTGAGCTTCTAAAAGCATTTGAAATAGTAAGGGAATGTATATGTGATTGACTCTTCTGTAAATCAGCGGTAAGTTTTTCAATAATCGTTTTATTTTCCCCTGTTACCTTTAGCAACGCTTGATCATATTCACCTTTCAATTGCATTTTCAATTCATCTATTTTCTTTGCATCAACAAGTTTCTTTGCATCAAGATTCTTGATAATGTCAAGGGCTTCTTTCGCCTTCACCGGATCATCAATCCCGTCAAAGGATGCTTTCAAAGCGGCCAATTGATCATCCACATCCTTTTTACTTTTCTTTAACGTCCGTTGCTCTTCAAGTAACTCGGGGATCTTTGAAAAATAATGTCCGGCATCCACCCCTACTTCTTTTTTATCATGTTCATGAATCCATACAGGGTTCCCCGATGGGTCCATAACGATAATATTTTTATCAACTGTTTTTCCACTTTGATCCGGAATCGAAATCTTTTCAATTTTCCAAGGCATAAATTATTCTCCCATTTCTCCCCTTTTTTGGTTAAAAAATTTAAGAAACAATAAATCATTCATTCATTTTATAATATACATATATTTAAAATTTTTATATAGTAAAAGATATGTTTTATTAAGATATTTAAGGAACAAAGAAATGTTTTATTAAAAACATTACCAAGAAGACCCCTCCAAATGCACGATCACATGCCGGGGGGCCATTATCAGGGCCAGGGGTATTTGAATCATTCAAGGGGATTGTGGAAGGGAATTATATCCTATATTTAATATCGGATGGGTTTTAATTTTTGTGGAAAATCTATTAAGGTTATCCTTTGAGGCTTTTCTAATCCTAATTTCCTTGCTACACCTGCCCACAATGGGGAATGTCCAAATGCTTTACATCCATAAAGTTGATGGGCAATAATATGGGCAGCTTCATGAATCACGGTTTCATTCAACACGGTTTCCAATGCAATCCCCATGAAATAAGGGTTGAAATTAATATAATTTGACTTCACATAAGCCATTGCCAATATCATTGCCTTGCCCTCTGTAAAATAAAGGGCAGGACGATTAAAGGAACGTCCATATACCTGTTCCGCTTTATCAAATATGTCATTAATTTTCTGTTCGACCAGGGAGTCTTTCATAATATCCCCTTTATGTTGATTTTAAAAGATTACATTAAATTCATCTCTATTATATATATCGGCATATATTACCTTTTTGATCGGTTAATTATATTAAATCAATTTACATCAATCTCTATATACCCCTTATAATCCTCCGCTTCGACAAGTTCCAAGATTTCTTCAAATGATACGCCAAAAATCATTTCACCAGGAGCCAACTCTTCAAGTATTTCATCAGTAACACCATTACTAAATACAGCTGCTTCAATTAATAAATTCTCACTACCGTTAATTTTTGATATGAACAATCTCATTATCTTTCTCCTATGTTAGGGTTTCTTTATTTCCCTCTCTATTATATATATCGGCATATATTACCTTTTTGATCGGTCAATTCATATAAATGCAAGAAATATGCACAGGAAAAAGAAAGAGGTATCAATAAAAATGATACCTCTTTTTATGTAATAGTATAAGAAAAAAGAAAAGGAATGTGAAAAGGGATGTAATTATGTGAAATAATTAATAAACACAATCGTTTCCAATCATATCAACTATTGCTTTAAGAGTTCTTTCTGCAATTATAAGCCTATTCAATGCATCAATTAACTCGGGGTATTCCTTCTCAATATCAGCTTTACGTTCTTCCCATTCCCCCCACCGAGTAATATCACCTTTTTCTTTCAAAAAATAGCAAATCATATCTCGGTCGTGATCGGTAACCATATATCCCCCTCCTCTAAAATAAAATTTCCCCGGTCCCCTTATGTTCAAAATAAACAAATGCAGTTGGCTTTTCTAAAAAAGGAAAATACCTTCCATTTGGATTCGGATCATGTACAATTTTCCCATTCCTCCAAACCACTGCGTGATAACAAAAAGCGTTTTGACCAATAGCAATCACATAATGATCCTTTGTTGTTTGTTCAAATTCCTTCTGATCATCGTCATTATTAATCTCAACATATCGAATAGTAAAAGTTCTATCCTTTATCCAATCTACAATATGATCATTAAATTTATCTTCCCCGTCTTCCATAAAATTAGGGACCTCTTCAATGGGAAGCTCTAAAATTGAAGCTACACACGCCCGAAAACAATCACCCTTACTAAGAGAATTAATCAATTGGTATACGGGAATCATTGTCACCTCTATTTATATTATGTATCACTATTATAAATTCGACTAAATTCCTGTGGAGGGAGCCAGCTCATATTAAGTGTATACAACCGTATATTTTGCTGACTGATCTCATCAAACCCATAGGGGTATTTCCCCATATCGTCTTTTGACATCATTATTTTCTTTCTCGGCTGTCCTCGATCTGAAATTACTTGTGAAAAACGATATGGTGAGGGTTTCATATTTATTTCAAGATTATTTATATTAGGATCAAAGGTACATCCATTTAATATATTGGATAAATCCCCTATACTTCCACTGTTATTCTTTCGAAATTGATCGATACAAGTCATATCACAGAAATTGTATTGCTTCCCATCATTAATCCTTTGAAGGACCTGCAATCTTTGATTATATGTAAATTTAGGGTCCAAATGAAGCAGATATATTGTATCACATAACTCATTAAGGTAATCAATATCATTTATTCGGGTGCTACTACCGGAAATTGTGTCAATAATCCAATAGGGCAAGGCATTATATTTTTCTTCGATCATTTTTAAATTCTGATACACCAGGACATCACTATCAAAATACCAAGCATCCTTAACCCCGTTTGATTTCATAAAAGTATATATTCTAAACCATCTCAAACGGCTTTCAAGGGTTGTCCTTATGCCTATTTCCCCCTTTACTGTTCCAATAATTTGAACATTACTTAAAAATCCCCTATACCGGTCAGAATAATCAAGACAATCCCTATGAGCAAAAATAAAATGATATTTATCAGCAAGGTATTTATTTGTGTTATCCCCGATTAATACAATATCCTCATTCGGATTGTACTTACGGACACATTCAAACACGGGATCTTGATACCATGATAACCCCTTATGATTAAAAATAATCATAAATAATGTTCCCCCTTAAAAGAACAGGCAATTCCTTTTTGAATCTCAGCCCAAACAGTCCCCTTATTTGCTTCAATGCTTTTTCTTATATCCATATCTAAAATAAAACAATAATCCTTTAACGCTTTTATCACTTCCCGTTTTGTATCAAAAGGGCCATAAAAATCTGCCCAAATTTCATCCCAAAAATACCACTTCCCTTTTTTCTTAAAAATAGGAACCAATGAGAAACCCTCATCCTTCCAAAATTGACGTTCCTCTTCTTTTACCAGCTCAATAATTTGAAGAATAAACCAAACGATTAAACTCATATTTATTTTCTCCTTCTATATTATTATGTATTTCGTTTATTTATTTGCCACTATCAACACATTACAGGGAGAAAGACAATTTGAATCTTGAATCATCTTTACATCTAATGTAACTACCCGTATCCGCTCATACAAATAATAACACCAATCGATGTAACTTCCAATCTTTTTCTTTATAAATGCAGGTAAATGCCTATCCTGATTCCCCCGGCAACACGGCATTAACACCAGGTGCTTAAATTTATTGTACCTACAAAATATATCAATCACCCTTGTTGACAAATCACCACAACCATGGCAACAAGTCAAAATGTAATCATTATAATTATATCGGATATAATTATCAAAAACCAAATCACTATATATATCCTTTTTAAAGTAAATAAATTTCTTGATCCCTGTATTAAAATCTAAAAGGGGCTCCCTTATATCCACCCCGATTGAAATTGTAAGCATTGGGAATAAATGAGCAGTTAGTACCGGGATCAAGGCCTTTCCAGTGCACAAATCTACCACGCCACATCCCCTTTGAATTTGCCTTTTCCCCCTTACAAACAGAATCTTTTTTATTTGCCGTTTTATCGCCATTGCTTCCGTAATTTCTTTCCCCGTCTTTTTTCCCAGATCCCCGGTGACGGCAAGCACATCCCGAGAACAATTCAGCTTGTAAAACTCATCAATATAATTCATCCTCTTTGCCTTTCATTCCTTTTCAAATTTTACTTTTAATAATTCTTTGGGTGTAGGGGAACCTGTTAAATTTTTAGCAGGAGAAAGATCAAAAATTCTTTTTATATTACTTAACTTTTCCAATCTTTTCATATTATAAACAGGATCTCTTTTTGCTTTTTCATAATCCTCAGGATCAAATGATATAATTCTATTAATCTCACATTCTAAACAATCCACCGCTATTTTTTCATCTTCCCATTGTTCCGGAAGACACCAATCTAATTCACCCTTTATTATATGTTCTAATGCCATATTATAAACATGAGCCATTGAATAACATTTTCCACATCTTGCACAAATTCCATTTTCTTTTCTACGATTCTTAATTTCCCTGATTTGTATTTTTAATATAAGTTCTTTAGTCTGTTCCTCAACAAGGTTAATTAATAACATATCCACTGGAACATTTTTTTGTTTTCTAATTTTTTTAATTTTATTTATTTTTAAACCCATTTCCTTACATTTTTTTCTTTCCTCATTATTATCTATTTGTGCCTGTTTATATCTTCTTGCATCCTCCCCCAATATAAGACCTTTATTCCTTTTCTTCTTACTTACTTTTCTATCACTTACTTTTTCTTTTTTATCACTTACTTTTTCTTTTTTATCACTTACTTTTTCTTTTTTATCACTTACTTTTTTATTATTAAACATAGCAAATTTTGTTAATAGTAATTTTTGATTATTCTTTTTTTCAAGTATTGATAAAACATCATTTATTAATTCATCTGGAACGTCATTAACAATTTTCTCTATAATTTCATTTTTTTCTTCTTTCAATGCGGCTTCTTCCGAATCAAATTCCTTTCCACTTGATGTAACAAATTTTTTAATAATAGTAATCATCTTTGCCTTTCCCTTTTCCTTTTCTGTTCGACCATTTTCATATATTGAGGGTCTTTACTATACCCCGTCTTTGACGTAAAATAACCATTGATTTTAAAGGCGGGGGCCTTTTTAATAATTCGTTTCATCTCAGAACCACATATACAACGGATAACAGGGGATTCATTTATACGATGAATCACGATACGTTCCTTTTCACATATACTACACTTATAATCATATTGTGGCATCATTACCCCCTGTTATTATTATGTATTTTATTCAAAATTCTTCATCCCCATCTTTTCGTAGATCATTAAAATGCTTTATCTCTGTCCAATAAGAGGAATTACAAAGGCGAATAGTTACAATTCCAAGATTCTCATGATTAATAATAAAAAAATCGGGACAATATTCACCACAAGGGGTTCCAAGGGTATAATGTTTACATTCCTGTTTCCGTAACCCCTTTCCCTTATCAATATATAAATTTCCATTACCCGAGATCAGCATCCTTTTTACATAAAATTCATTATTCATTTTTTTACTTCATTCTCATTCTAAAGGTATTGATTTTATCAAGAGATTAATTTCATCAACTGCTTCTTTCAATCCGGCTCCATATTTTTCACGATATGCCTTTACTGCCTCTACTTTTCTTCCTGCTTTCAATAATACAATAATGGGGGCCAATTCAGAAATCCTTTCTTCTGCCTCTTGTTGAGTATTCCTTTTTACAATAATATGGAATGCTTTACATAAAACAGATGGGGATATCTTTGCAATCTCAACTAAAAGTTCATTATCGGTTATTTCATTCTTCCCATTTAAAATTTCAATTGCCTTTGAATAGTAATTCATATTGTTGTCTCCTCTTATAATTTTATAAAAAAGGAGGGAAAGGAAACTCACGACCGTTTAAAATTCCCCTTCCCCCTTCGATTAACCTTATACTAATATTATGTATTAACCATCTGGATTTTCATTTTTCCTTAGATCAAAAAGTCCACCTTCTTTCACTTCAAAAACCCGAGAACACAAACGGACCCTTTTCCCATACTCAACTTCAAAATCTTGACACCAATCCCCACAAGGGGTAAATGGATTTTGTTTACAAAATATTGACCGTTTCCCCCCACAAAACCGATTAACAACAAGCCCCCCATCTGCCAATATAATAATCTGCTTCACTACAATGGTTCTTTGTGTAGACATTTTTTTACTCCAAAAAATATACAATAGGTTGAAGTGAAAATTCAGGAATTTCCAAATGCTTATGATAAAATTCAAAGGACTTCATTATTAATTGTATATCCCTTTTTATTGTCCCCTCACTTGGATAATCTTCATATACTTTAAAACACCAAAAAGAACAATCTCCCATTTTACATTTTAAAACCCATTCTTCTTTTTTTTCTGGAACTGAATCTATTTGAGTACACATTCTCGATTCAAGAATAAATTGAACGGTATTCCCTTTTAACATATATTTACCTCTTTATCTCTATATTAATTTGACATATCCCCGGAACAAATATTCTTTCTCCGTATACCATTTGTTCAAAAATCGGAATTACTATTTCATTATCTATTGTTAAATTATGAGGAAGTTTAATTTCTCCAATATTATCAATAATTAATTCGGATATTTTCAATTCTAAATCACGTATTTTTTTTAAAACCTCCTCCAATGTCATTTTCTCATCACTAAGATCAAGCATGTTCACCCCCTAAAATAAAAAATTAAGTGAAATAATATTAATCCCCGGATTTTTATGTTCTAAATGGGCATTTGACATATGTCCGATTGAAATAGACAAGTCAGGATAAAAAACAACACTTTGATCAATCTCAATTTCAAGGGAAAATCTATACTCAATAAATGAAAAAAACTCAACGGGACATCCCAGATCAGGGGAATTCTCACCAGGGGACCATTTTCCAATTGATGATCCAATCGTCCATTGACGATAATCTAAATGAATCCCCCAACCAAGAAAAAGACCATCCCCAATTGCTGTTAACTGAGTAAATAAATGATCCCCCTGTAATTGATACCCATAATAATTGTATTTTTCAAATGATTTTCCCACCATGATTTTATTTTGAACAGCAAAAGAAGAAACAGGAATAAGAAGAAAAAGGAATATCAGTAATTTTTTCATATATTAAAATATATAACAAATAAACATTAAACACAAATTGATCATTGCAAGAATAACAAGAATCTGAATAGCTTGATCAAGGTCCATTTTTATTCCTTTCTAAAAATAATAAATAATGGGATGCACGAAATATCCCTTGAAATGAACGGAACGATAAGGCCCTTTATTATATCAAACACTTCATGGCAAAATAGCCACTGGCCTTTAATAAGACATCCCGATCGAATCAACGAAATAACAACCGTGCATCCCATCAAAAAACAAGTAAGAGAAGGGACTCGGGAAAATATAACCTCATTACCCCTGCCGACCTCCTCTCGGTGATTTTGGCGCCATCACCTTCAAATATATTATGTATTATCCTCTTTATTTTTCCCACTTTCCTGTCCCATCTTTCTCAAATGTTTTCTTAAAACACATATTGGCAGCAGTATGATATATAACGATCCCCTCTGGCCGCATAAAACCAGGAACAGCAACACTACCATGAAAGGAAAGTATATTCATTATCTGATTTACATTTAAATCATCAAAATTACCCTCCCACAACACAGGAACAACCTCACAACAAAGGGGCCGTTCCATCCCCCACCGGGAAACATTAAAAAGGGAAAACCTTTTATCCCCTTTACTTAACCCATATGCCCTTTGAATCCCTGATCCCCACCATTCACCAAAATGCCTCCCAGGGCCAAGGGTTAAAAGGTCTGATTTGTGTTCATAGGCCCATCGAGAAAACCCGGCATTATCATTTTCAGGGGTAATCCATCGGGATTTTGATCCCGTATAAAATTCGCCATCTTCTGTTATATAAATTTGTACATTTGTTCCATCAATCATTTCCGTTACAATTACTTCTCGACTAATCCTTGCAATTTTTGGAAACCCAATAAATTCCATATACCCCTCACTTAAATGTAATTAAAAGAATAAGAAAAACAAAAATAAAAATAATTATCATATCCGTCTTCTTCCAGAATAATCTTTATGTTTCTTTTTACCAGTATCAGGCATTGGGTAATTTTCAATATCATTAGGAATCCCGGATGTGACAATAACATCGTATCCAATTATTATTGCCACCGGGTCCATATAGTTATAACTATATAAAATTTTTTCCACTTCAAATTTTATATCTTCATCACTATATCCGGGTAATGAATGTATAATAACTGTATTCATTGATTCAATATGAATCGATTTAACAAAATCAGAATCTTTTATAATGGTACCAATTTTTGTAAATAAACATAAATGCCATAAAATTAAAGACATATTTATAAAAATCAATAAAATAGATAAAATATAAACAACACTTTTCCCACGCTCGGACAATATTCTTGCTATATAATTATCTTTCCTGATCTTAAATGGGCCTTCAATTCCAGAAAGCATATATTTATTCATTGTCCCCCCCTATGTTAAAAGTTGTTATTCCCCTCTATTATATATATCGACAATTATCGGTTATTACTTCACTTCACAACGATATTATTTCAATCCCCTGAATCCATCTTAATGCCGATACTCGGGGCCAGTAATCACGATATTGAGTTTTCCCCACTTTCACCCGCACAATATAACTTTCATGATTTCTATCTGAATATACATCAGTACGGAGTGCGGGGAAATTTAATGAAGAAGGATGTGTATTCTTCGGGACAATTCCTACAACAACCCCCTTTTTGTTTGTCCAATGGCCCCCGGCCTGTGATTCCCATTCTACTAAATCAAAAGAAAAAAACCTTTTATATTCCATTTTCTTTATTCCTTTCTATCAAAATCGGATATATAATATGAAAAAACACAACTATTTTTATTTTAAATACTATTATATTCGGTTTTTTATTTTCTACTGAATTTTTACCTTTTAACTAACTTATACGTTTAAAAAACAAGAAACCAATAAAAGTCCTACCCCATTTTCCCCTGAAAATTACTTTAATTTAGTCAAATAAATATAAATCAGAATCAGGAATGTATTTCTTTAATAATTCTGAAAGCTTCAAAATATCTCCTACCGTTACTTTTTTCTCTTTTAAACACGTATACAAAGTTAATGCAATTTCTTCAATCTCGGGGCCAAGACAAACAGTTGCTTGTAATGCACAACACATATGAGCCCTCCAATGGTCATTTGAATCAATAAATGTATAACAAAATGTATCATTTAATGTTCGATCTCCATATTTTTTTGCACGTCTAAAAACAAAAGACTCAAAAAAGAATATACCAAAATAGTTACATTGTTTTGTATACAAACCAAAAGAACCTCGAAGAAAACATGTAAATAATTTCTTTAAAGGCTCATTATCAACATCGGGTCCCCGAAGTGCTGTTATATAATCCCACCATATTATATTCCTTTTTTCAACGGGGTATCTAATTTTTATTCGATTTACAATAGCCTCAGGAGATAACTTACGATATTGTTTATACGAAAGATTTTTCATATATTAATCAATACCTTCTATGATAATAATCAATACATAAAAAATAGACAATATAAAAACAATAGAAAATGGAATCCATAACGGGGACAAAACCCACCACCAGGACCAGGTTATTTTACCGATTAACTTAAGTGTAATAAAAATAATTGCCAATATATTACAAAAACCAATATTTAATATATTTAATTTTAAATTCATATTTACTCCTTAGCAATGTCAATTAATTGTCTGCTAAGCCGTCCGATCTCAACTTGTTGTTTATTTATTATCTCTGTCAATTCGACTATCCTTTTAGCCCCACCATCAAAACAATCCAAAAGATTTTGTAACCTTGTTTTTGATACGATATAATACTCACCCATCTCTTCACGTATTTTCTGGTCCATTGTTTCAATCATTCTTTTCATAATCCCTCCATATATTATTATGTATATTGTTAATAAATTTAATGCATTTCAGATGGAGAATTTTCCCCTGCAATATAAACATTCTTACCCGCGAATGCATTACCTAAAAACATCATTAACATTTGATATTTGGTATCTTCATCATTTTCGAGGACAGCTTTAAGAAACCTCTCCCTTTGTTTCAACGGGGCTATATATTCTTTTCCTCTACAACAAGAAAAATCAGGACAACATTCATTAGCAGTATCATTATGAACAGGATTCCCTTTTACCCATTCTGTCAATTGTTCTATTAATGTCATTTTAATTATTTCTCCCTTCAAATAATCATGGAATTTGTAACCTTTTATAAGTAAGCCAATCCTGTAACCTTGTAATCAATTCGATTACCTCTTCCCTATTTAAATGATGTTCTCCGGATATCAATAAATAACTGCTTCCGGGATTATCCATTGAATCCGGATAATCATGAATTGCAAATGATTCTTTTATAATAGGAACCCCATTATGTTCTACTATAACCCGAGTTCTCATTTTTTTGGACCTCATTCTTTCCCCTTTTTTTCTTTTCCATACAATTCAGCAAAAAAAGTATTCTTTTCAATCATTCGATTTTTATAAATATCATCAAGTGTGACATATAATTTAAAAAGCTCTATCCAAAGAGAGTCACATAATCCGGGACGATATACCACATCTATAAAATCTGCCATTTCTTGCTGATACATCTTTAAAAGTCCCTGATTACCATCCTTAATACATGCCCGCATATTTGCCAACCGATCAGCCATTTTTACAATGAGGGCTTCCTTATAAGCCCATTCTTGATTTTTAATACAAAGGGTTTTTAACTTTGCGTATGTTTTCTGTTTTCTTATTTTTCGAGATTCCCCCTTTACATCTGAAAGAAAATAAACACAATTGGCAATATATACACCAAACTCATTTATAAGAATATCAATCGTTATATCGGTATCTTCCAAAACATCATGTAAATATCCGATTACTTGTATACAGGGACTTTGATTAGAAAGAATTTCATTTACTTTATCAAGATGATAAATAAACGGATGTTCCCCATACCTCTGCTCCCCATGTGCTTTTATTGCAAAGTCCCTTGCTTTTTGAACATAAGGATTATCCCACATTAATAATCTTCTTTTTTCCACTTCGCATCTCCCCTTCTGCAACGATTTCCACCGATATCCTCAAATTATCTGCATCAAGGATAAATGAAGGATCATTATTATAATTATCTTCATCAATTTTCCGCATTGCATCCGGGGTACTTCCCTTGGGATACAATGAAGGATCAACTTCATACTCTTCAATCATGATCACCCTAAATTTCATATCTCCTCCCGTATTTTTTATAATGGTTTTATTATATTTACAATTCTTTCAATATTTATAAAAGAAAATGCATTGTCATTGCACAAAGCTATTTCCAATGCATTTGCAATTTCTTCCACTTCTTCACCAAATGATTCAACTGCTTGTAATCCTGAATATATATGTCTTATCCAATGTTTTCTACCAAAATTAAATTCAATACCAGGAAATTCAATAAAATAATCAGATTTTTCAGATGAAATTATTTCTTTATAAATTGAATAAATTTTTCTTTCAAAATAAACTATTCCCATCATCCCGGATAATAGTTTCATTTTTCCCCGGAGAAAACATGTAAAAAGATCCTTTAAATTATTTTCACAAAAATCTGGCCCCCGAAGTGCAGTTACATAATCATACCATAATTTTTCTTTTCTTAACTTACCTGCAATTTGCTTAGATGTCATATTTCGATATTCTAAATATTTCATTTTTTGATTTCCCTATTCATTTTTCGATTTAAATTTTCTTTAAACCTTTTAACTAAATCCTTTATTTCTGGAAGGGTAACATCAAAATCAATTTCATTATATAAATAAATTTCATTATATAAATAAATTTGTGTCAATTTGAATAAAATAGAATTTTTTTTATATACAAAATCGTTTATATGTTTTTCTCATTTTCCTTTTCCTTTAAAAAAGCATCATAATCAAGTTGGGCTAACTCAAATTGTCTTTTCCCCTGATCCCAGTCATTAGAAGCTCTGCAATATAAAAGCATTTTCCCAGTACCACGAAATAAATTCATTCTTTTCATTGCATTATCCATAAGCATTTGAGCTTTTTTACATCTTGAATTATACCTTTTAAAATTAATATCACTATCCGAAATTAATTTATCTAATCCCAGTTCTTTAATAATTTCAAATAATTCTTTTTTTGTTAAATCCTTTAACTTAATCATTTTTAAAATCTAACCCCACATCCTCCACAAGCATTGAATACACAATTTCTCCCCTGTAAAAAAACAAATGAAAGCAATAATGCTTTTCGTAACTTACCAGAAGGCATAGCATTAGCAACAAGATATCCAAGAATAGATCCTGCAATAAAATAAGGTAATGTAGCATCCCGGCCCCATCTATCAGTAAGATCATTAATTAATTCATTTCGCTCACCATTTGTTTCAGAATGATGTATACAATAATTTGTCTGTCCATAATCTACAATCCGTGTACTCATCCAAGTGCAAAAAAGAGCTTTATCATAAGAATCCCATGTATTCCATGATAAATCTAATTTTGTTCTTGGAAAGGACCTAACTTCATTATAATCCCAATTACCCCCATATCCTAAAGGGGAAGCTGCTTGAACAATATTTGCTAAAACTAAAAACATAACAATGAAGATAATAATTTTTTTCATCGGATTCACCTTTTGTCAAAAGTTAACTTCATATTACTTAGACAAACATTTTAAAAAATCTTTAGGAATCCACCCAATAATACAATCTGATTTACCTCTTTCTCCCAACCAATAAATAACCTTCACCCAAATACCATTATGAGCTGAACACCGTAATGCAGTATTATTTGGAATCCAAGCGATAAGTCTACCTTTACCCAATGGCTGATCAAATATAGGGGTATGGTTATCATTCCCAGTCCCGGTTGTATAATTAAAACATCCGTAAGCATTACAAACTGAAAAATTCAAAATTACAAAAAAAACTAAAATTAAAATTACTAATCTTTTCATCAACTTTCTCCTTTGTTAAAGGTTATTGTTATTTCCCTCTCTATTATATATATCGGCATATTTTGTCTTTTCAATCGTTTTTTTCTAAAATATTTGAATTTAATCCAGTAAATTTTTCCTTTCCATACCATTTATCCCTTGCTTTCATAGTCTTCCCAAACACGATAAGACAATCATAAAGATATTCAGCAAGCATAAAATCAGGGGTATCCGATCCTGATTCTTTACTATAACGATTTATAAGTTCCTGTAATTCCTGCTCAAATGTTTTCATTTTTCTCCTTTGTCAATTCAATTATTAATTGTTTCAATTTATCAAGCTCATTAATACTTGTATTTATATTATGTAACAAATCGGGGGAAATTAATTGTCTTATATCATTTACCCTTCTTCTTAATGTCCAACTACTCCCATTATCAATATCATATTGAGATACCCCGATTGATAAAAGAAATTGCTTTAATGTATCAAATCCCTGTATCATATCTTTAAAATGTCTATTTTCTTTTTCAACACAGGAAATTTTATCATCAACAAGTTTCCGAAGTTTCTTTGAAACAAAACTACCGAGATTCTTTTTTTCGTCTTTTTCACTAAGCCACCGCTTCCAATACTCATAATTTGTCTCTTGTTGCTTCCATGTATTTTCCGATGCAATAACCCTGTTTATTAATAAGTACCAAAAAAAGGACTCAGGGATTGTTATATCACGTATTGGAGCTTTTTTAATACAAAAAAGACGGGTCCCATTTTTTGATGTATTATATAACCCTGCAGAATCAGGAAGTTCCGTTTTATTAATAACCCCGGGAGGGCACACAAAATAAAAAGAAGTGCAGTATTTTAGATATTCGGGCCATTTATTATCATTTACAAAATCTTGTCGATGCGTCTTTATTTCATACCCATATATGTATGACTGGGTCCATGATTTTTTTATTGCCACAAAATCAAGACGGATTGGATGAGTGTTTACACCGTATGTTGGTCCTACTTTACATTCAGGGAAACACAAATCAAGTATGTGTTTTTGTTTCAATAATTTTACAATTAAAGAACTGGTAATCATTTTTGAAAACCTTTCCAATTATTTTTATAATTTAAACAATGTTCAGAACAAAAATGAGATTGACGAGTACAAAATATTTTTTTTCTTGAATTAAGGGGTTTATAACAGGCGGGATTATCACAAATACTTACCGTTTTACCACAACGGAAACACTGTAAAAAATGAACACTAATTACCCTTGTCTTTAAGTAATCGTTCTTGTTTTTTTCTCTCATAATATAATTTTTTGTATAACTTTCTTTGTAAAGTATATTCTCTTTCTTTTCGTTTTTTCTTTACCGCCGGGAGTAGATTATATAATCGTCTTTGTTCCTTTCTTTTCTCAGTACGTTCATGTTTTCTACACCTTTCCTTTCCCTTTTCTGATAAATTATATCTTTTATATCTCTCCTTTCCCTTTTCTGATCCATTATATACAGTACATACATTTAAATTTAATTCATAATTATTTCTTTTCCAATCGGTGCTACGTTCATTATTTCTTTCTATATAATATTCACATTTTCTCTTATCTTGACATTTAGTACAACAAAAATCTTTTTCCTTTTGTTTTCTTTTCTCTATTAAATCAATATCATTTATATCACTATATGCTCTCCATCCATCGATGAGAATAGCACAATACGTTTGTTTATCCAAAATTCTTTCGTCTCCTCATTAATATCAATTTTTACGGACCCAACATCAATTAATCCCTCACAATGTCTTGTCCCAAATTTTGATCCCGGAGCTTGCCAGCAAGGTAATATCATTGCAATAATTCCGTATTCCTCCACTTTTAAATAATAATGAGCATGGGAACGAATAATTATATGAGGAAGTTCTTGTTTATTGATAGCATTTCTCATTAATGATGCAATTACAGTGCGTAATAATAAAGTAGCTTTTCCATAAGGAACAATGGACGTCCCTACTTTATGACGTATATTAAATCTAATTCCTTTAATGGTAAGAGCAGGATTTACATTATAATCATCCTCAATCCTTGCACATCCTGGTCTCCATGTATTTAAAAAATCACAAATGAGCTGTTCATAATCAACTCCTGTTTTTTTATCTGTAACATGAAAAGGAGTACCAAAGGTAAGAAAATACTTATCTGCATTCCACAATTTAAGTAATTCAAATGCATCTTTTGCTTGTTTCAACAAATCATTTTGTGTTTGAGATGGATCATAAAATCCCAACCCATCAATAAGATCACCGTTAGCAATAACGATACTAACATCATTCCATAAATTAATATTCTTTTTATATTCATCTAAAAGAAACTCCTGAACCTTATTTCTTGGTTCAATCGTTAATCCTGTTCTATTTCCACAATGAAAGTCACCTAAACATGTAATTGATTTCATATTACTGCCAACACAATTCTAAAATTAACTTGAAGAAGAAATATAATTTAGACTCATTTATAAAATCCTCCAAACTTTTAAATTATTAAAATTAAAAAAATAATGATCATATATAATATACAAAAATTTTTACCAATTCCCTGTACTACCAAATCCCCCATCTGATCTTTCTGTTTTTGACAATTCTAAAACTTCTTGAAATTGAACAGACGGGGTACTCATTACCAATGAAATTACCCCTTGAGCAAATTTTTCCCCTTTATTAAAAAAATATTGTCCGGGAATGACCCTTGTAATTAATACTTTAATTTCTCCTCGATATGAATTATCCACCGTTGCAGGGCCATTTACAACTTGTATCCCATGATTTAATGCTAATCCACTTTTTGCTCTAATTTGTAATTCTGGAACAAGGATTAATTGTCCATTTCGTATATTATTAAAAAAAGGATAATCATTAATAGGTAAAGGGGAATGAAATATATCTTTTCTATTTTGTTCATAATCATCAATCGATTTTTCTTTAAGAAAAGAAATTCCCCCTGGTAATTCAATTTGTAATCCTGTTCTTATTAAAGTAATTTCCCCATAAAAAACTGAAACACCTTCAATTGTACAAAAATCAAAACCGGAATCATTGGGGTATGCATATTTTGGAATAACAGCATTTTCATTAATTTTTTTAAATTTAACTTGAATCATTCTTTTTCCTCATTTTCAATATTAGGGGGAGCAGTTACAGTATACACTTCTACAATTTCCATAATTTCATTACACGTAATGCAAAAAAATAAAGAAGTCCCATTTTTAATAATATTCCTTCTCACTATTTTTTCACATTTTGAACATTGAAGAAGAACAGTTTCCATTATTCATCATCACTTTCAAAAAAAGATTTCCCTTTATATGTTTTGTTAAATTCCTTTTCTTCTTTCTTAAATTTTGACTTATTATACTTATTTTTCAAAGAATGTGCCTCTGAAGGATCAGGCATTTGTTTCCTTATTTTATAAAAAAAAGCAAGGTCACTGATTTTTTTTACTTTTTTCTTTCCCATTTTTTAAAAACCTCTCCGTCAAAATTTTTTACTATAAGTGATGAATTTCTAACTAAATACTCCCCTGATAAATCATAAAATGAAAATTTGGTAACAATAATTTCCACAATCCCGGCATTAATAATTTCCACTAAACAAGGAGTGCAGGAAATTCCACAAGACATATACATAGAACACCCCTTTGTAGAAATTCCCTCTCGGGCACAATTTATAAGGGCATTCCGTTCAGCATGTCCCGCTATGCACCATTCTAATCCTTCCCCTGATTTATATCCCAATATTTGGCGAGGACATATTGTACTTGTAATTGCAGATGTAATAGTATTTCCACTTATTATTATTGGAAAACTTTTTCCATCCCAAGAACAATCAGAACAAAAACATGCTTTTTTATTATAATATTCCTCCTGTAATTTATTATCATATTGATGTCTGACACCACAATGGGGGACCCCTCTCGGAGGACCATTATACCCTGTCCCTACAATAGCTCCATCCCGTACAATAACAGCGCCTATTTTTCGAGATAAGCATTTTGAATTTTGGGCAACATCATTACAAATAGCAAAAAAAGATTTAGCAGACAATCCCATTATTTTTCCCCTTATTATACTCATTAAGAATAATCCGATATACAAGTTTATTTGGTGAATATTGCCTAAAATAAAAAGAATTATCTCCATTATATATAAAAGATAGAGCAGCAGCAACACCGGCAGATCGGGAAATACCTGCCCCACAATTTACTATAATTAAATCAACCTCTTTTTCATATTTTTTAACAAACTGTAAAATATTTTTAGCATCCTTTTTATTAAAAAGAACAAATTTTTCTTTTGTCCCATTAACAGTATAAAAAAATTTATCTAATGGTTTTGTATCAAGATCATAAAATTGTAAATATAAAGCTTCCCTCATAAAAGGATTATACAAACGTATTCCTTTTCTATCAGGACTGGATATTGATATAACAATAAAACTTTCAAAAAAAGGCTCTTTCATTTTTGACAAACAAAGCTTTTCACTCATTACCAATATTTTCATATTAAAATCTTATACACACTTCCATGATAAAATTAATGAATAAACACATTTAACTTGTTGTATAAACTCTTCTAATGAATGCATATTAGCTATTTCATATTCAGGATCAATTTGTTTAATAAATTTTTCAGATACATGAGGATCATTATTTATGACAGAAGGGCGAGATATTCGTAAAATAACCCCCCCCATCTCTCTAATACTGTCAACTTCATTAGGAAATCGAACATCAGAAACAACAATATTAACCTCTTGATATTTAAATTGCTCACGCCAATATTTAAAATATCTTACCCAATAATTGTCCCCATTTTTTTCTTTAAATAAAGGAAATGTTTTTGGCAATAATTCACGTCCTATTTCAGTACCAAAAAATTGCATTGCTTGTCTCGGAGAAATTCCCCATCTTTCATCAATCGTTTCCTTTAAAGGACCCTCAATATATTGATCATCCCATAAAAACAAAATCTTTAATGCTTGTTTTAAAGCATTTGCAAATTTGTAATGAACAAATCCCATGTTTGTAAATACCTGAGCGGCAACATCCTTCCCAACACCTTTATATCCAGTTATCCCAATGATCATTTTATCCTCTGTTCCTTTTCCTTGACATTTTTGCAATCTGATTCCTTCGCCTATTCCTGTTCTTTTTATTTAATAAACATTTATCAAGTTTAGGAATACATAATCCTGATTCATCATCAAGGGGAACATTCATTGGTGGAGCAAAAAGAGAAGCCAATGAAAGAAATGCCAATGCATTTTTTCCACTATGATGAGAAATAAAAGACCTCACTGGTTTTTTTATCTGATTTAATTTCTGCATAACTTCTTCCTTCAAATCTGACTGTACTTCATTAATGTTTTCCATTTTTTTCTCCATTTCAATATTTTAAGAAAAAAATCCACCTGTTTTAAATTTAAATTCACGATCACTCATTCTTTTTACATTATAATACATTTTTTTATAAAATTTATTATTTGATGGACAAGGATGAAAAAGATATTTAGTTCCTGTTTTATTATTTAAAATCACCTCCATATCTTCCTCTACCACCATACTTTGAGACATTATCAAAGGGATAATTAAAAATTCTTCTTTTGAATTTACTATTTTTGTAATCATATTCCCTTCAATATTTAAAATTGGTGGGGTATATCGGGCTCGAACCGATGACTCTTTGCTTAAAAGGCAAATACTCTACCAACTGAGTTAATACCCCTTATTTTTTAAACAATATAAGGATTTAATTCCTTTATCCATTTTCGGGGTGGTCGTCGAAACCATTTTTCAAAAGAAAGGGTACCAGAAACATTAGTATTTTTTAAAAAAACAATAAGTTGATAATGTTGATGCTTATTACAGAGGTTTTCCCTATTTCTTAAATAAGCACTATTTTTTGTATTTCCTAAATAAATATCAATAATTGTTCTTGTCTTTCCTTTCCAAAACATTGTATAATAAACTAAAAATGCCTTACCAAGCATTTTCTTTTCAATATGTGATCGAACGTCAATTATTCCCCCCTTTACAATAAAGGGGGAAAAATCTTTTGGATAACAAAATGCAATGGTATATGGATTCCCATCATACCATGAACCAATTTTATTATATTCAAATTCCTTTTCAATTGGAAAATTTTCTTTCATTTTGTTTCCCCTTTCCAAAAAGATTGTAAGATAAGAGGACTTACGAGTTTTAATTTTCCTCATACATTTAAAAATTCTTATAAAGGACTTACGAGTTTTAATTTTCCTCACCAAATTTTTAAACGATCTCACAAAATACTACCATGCCGAAAAAAATCAATATACTTTTACAAATTTAAAATCGCCTCATTAATAATCACCTCCTCTAATTAATCCCCCCCGTTGTACCATTGTGAATACATCTTTTGTAGATTGAATTTTGTCTTTCTCAACCACAAAAGAATTGCTGTAGCAGCCTCTACATGATACATTTGAATTCTCGGCCGCTCATTCCCCTGAATAAGATAATCAAGAGAATTGTCAAATAATCCCCACACCCCGACCATCTTCCGATTGTTATCCCGCTCTTCACAATGGCCATTCCCGCACATAACAGCAGGACAAAAATCACAACATGAAGGATTTTTCCCAGCTTCCTTTGCCATTTTCTCTGAAAAATGACACACAACAGCCCCCCCATATGAAAGTTTCCCAATATCCTCAATAAAAATACAAAGATCGGGATCTTTCAAATATCGCTTTCCAAGACTTTCGTTAAGAAGCCGAACATTTCGCTCCCACATTTGAATTTCCTTCTGCAGGGCTCTCTGATACATCTCAAAATTTGAAACATAAACCGGAATTTCATTCTTTTCCTGATCCATTTTCGGATCTCCTTTTATAAGGGTTACTGTTTAAACTTTCTGTATATATATTATGTATTTATAAACAAAATTTTACAAAATTAATCTTTTATCAATTCCATAAGCTCTTGTCGAGCAGAAATATTTTCAAGGAAAACACCTTTTAAAGAACTGGTCATCATTGTAGAATTTTGCTTACTTACCCCTCTCATCCTCATACATAAATGGGAAGCCTCAATAATACATGCTGCCCCCTTTGGTTTAAGATATTTCATTAAATCAGAGGTAATTTGTTCCCCTATTCTTTCTTGAATTTGCATTCTCCGTGAATAAATTTCTGCAAGTCTTGCTAATTTAGATATCCCGATTATTTTTCCATCTGGAATATACGCTATATGGGCTTTTCCAAAAAAAGGAAGCATATGATGCTCACACATAGAATATATTTCTATATTTTTAAGCATTACAAGGGAATCATATCCCTCTGAATCAAAAGTAGTAAATATTTGAGAAGGTTCTTGTATATACCCCTTAAATATTTCTTCATATGATTTAATAACTCTCTTTGGGGTATCAATAATGCCTTCCCTATTTGGATCTTCCCCTATAAATTCAATCAATCGGGTTACTGAATCTGTAGGACCTGTATTTTCAGTATCAACCTCCCAAGGATAAACAATCCAATCATCCGAATAATTTAAACAATTTATAGTCAATGTGTCTTCCCATTTACATCGACCATGAATTGCAATAAAATTATTTTTTAAAAATTTATTCCTTGTTTTTCCTGAATCTACTATATCATCAACCACTAATACTGTATTATCATGTATTACTTGTTCTTTATCTTCAATAATAGGAATTCCGGTTCTTTGAGACAAAGCAACGGCCAAGGGAATTCCCCCTCTGGGAACCCCATATATTGCTGAATATCTTGTACACGTCTCAACTAATAAATTAACATCTTTTTGAAAATCTCTCCAAGTATAAAATAATTTATTCATTACTTAATCCCCAGTCTTTTTATTAAAGGATCTTCATATCCGGCTTCTTCAAATCCACGTGCCCTCAACACACATGAAGGGCATTTACCACAAGGTGGAATTTTTCCCTCATAACATGTATGACTCCATGCAAGGGCATCCCAACACCCGGACAATAAAGAAGCCATTATAACAGTTTCACATTTAGTTTTATACATCAAAGGGGTATGTATAACAAAATCATATTCCATTCCCAAATTAAGGGTATTTTGAACAGAATCAATCGTTTTTTGTCTACAATCGGGATATCCTGAATAATCAGTTTCACAAACCCCTGCCACAATATTATGTATTCCTAATTTATAAGCATACATAGCAGCTATTGTCAAAAATAAAATATTTCTTCCTGGTACAAAAGAAGCCGGTAAATCCCCGGATCTATGTTTACTTAAAATATCTCCCGTCATAACAAGGGCAGAATCCCCAATATCTGCTATAATATCAGTACATATCAATCCAATGGGAACACCAGCAAGATTTGCAATTTTAAAAGCTGATTCCTCTTCTATTCGATGCCTTTGTTTATAATTAATAAACAGAGCATTTACTTCATTAAAATTATTTAATGCCCAAAAAAGACAAGTAGTAGAATCTTGTCCCCCAGATAAAAGAACAAGACAATTATCATTATCTAATTTCATGATTTTTCTCCTTTACTTTAATCCTATTATTTTATGAATTTGATAATTAAGAAACATTTTTGGAATTTCAAATAGTTTTGCTTCAATCATTTTATCATATAAGGGATACGATTGAATAAAACGACCATCATCTTGTTTTAAAAATACAGGACTAAAAGCAATTGATGTCCCATAATTTACACTTCTCACCTCTTTTGCAATACGGCAAGCACATAAAAAGTCTTCATCATTTTGAATAACAAATTTTACAAAATCAAGGGGTCCTAATTTTTGAAACATTTTTATCGGTTTCATTCGATCCATCATTCCGGATGATGGTAATTTATAATCCACCACAAATGACAAATAAAATGATCCCATTATAAAAGGAACTTCAATTGATCCATTTGTTTCAACGGAAACACTATGATGACTAAATACTAATGCTTCAATCAAGGGTATACTTTCTGATTGAAGCAAAGGTTCCCCCCCTGTGATTGTTATTTTATTACATCCGATTTCCCTTACTTTATCCATAATTTGTGCAATTGAATAATAAGTACCAGTATTATGATACTGAGTATCACAATAATTACATTTACAATTACAACCAGAAAAACGAATAAATGTAGAAAATCCCCCCTGACCAAAGGCATTTACTTCACCATCAATTGATAAAAATATTTCATTTACTTTTATCATCATATTTCCCCCAAAATATATTCTTCAATATTATTTGAAAAAATAGATAGCATTTCTTTACTACTGAGAGAAATTTTACTTTTTTCTGTTTCCCATAAATTTATTTCATCTATTCCTTTTAATAAACCATCAAACATTAATTTTTCCCATATCCAAATTAATATATTTTCCGCAGTTGGATTAGATATAATATCATTTAAAAAACAATGATCTAATTTTGAAATAATAAAATTATCTACTATTTTTTTTAAAATAGTAAAATCTAAAACCATTCCAGTCTTATAATTAACTCTTTTTTTTACAAACACTTCTAATTTCCATTCATGCCCATGAAGATGATTACAAATACCATCATAATCAGGTAAAAAATGAGCACCAGCAAAAGAAAAAAATTTACCAATTCTCATAAAAGGTCCCTTTGCAAATTTATAATGATATTGAGAATGACACGGAACACATAAAGGTTCTAAATTAGAAGGAAGAAAATTAGAATGATCTTCATCAATATGATGTATATTAATTTTTTTATCGGAACTTTTACACAAACTACAAACATGTGTATCTTGAAATTGAGACAAAAATTTTACATAATTGTGTTCTGCCAAAAACAAAGGAGTTCTTTTTTCAATCTTAAAATTAGGAGACAATTCTCCGAGTTTTCCTAACATCCCATTTATACGATTTTTATACTTTCCTTCTTCCCATCTATTTTTAACAGATTCAGAAATTTTTGATCTTACTTCTTTTCGTTTACTTGCATTTTTTTCTCCTATATTAATTTTCCCCTTTAACTTCATACTCATTTTTTGTCCAAAACATGGATCAACCAAAGAAACTATATTATATTTATTTTTATATTCATTTATTGTAAGATTATGTTTTTTTAAATGAGTATGGGTTATTATAGAAAAATTAATTCCACATTCTTTACAAATCATATTTATTTCTCCTTAAAAAAAAAGATGATAAACAAGTAATCCTAAAATAAATCCGAACAATAAAAAAACACTACAATAAGGGCACATTTTATTTTTCCTCTGTAATTTGTTTCAACAATTTATTATAATGATCATGCAATTCTTTTACCATTTTTTTTCCTCCAGTAAAATTAAGAAAACTCACTAAAATATAAACCTCTTGATCCTGTGTCTCATCAAAGGGAACAAGAGCATCCAAATCATTTTTCCCACTTATAACAGTATAAATTTTCATTCCATCCCTGATTTCTTTAATTTTTCAAGGTATTCTTTCCCTGATTCAGTAATTTTACCATATCGATTATCTTCAATGTATCCTCTGTTTTTTAAATCTTTTTTTACATTCTGAATTGCCCAGTCCCCTTTTAAATTACATTCCTTTATAATATCTTTATTATTATACCCTTCAAGAACCATGGTTTTTATGGTTATATTTGATACAGAATCCTTTTTTTCAATTGGGATTCTTTTATTTTTTTGTACTTCCCACACTAAATTTTCCTCTTCATCAATCCGTTTCATATTAAAAAGAAAAGGACTTAAATCAACTTTTTCAATTTGTGTTCTTGGTCTTTTTTGAAAACGAATCTCACAAAAACAATCGCTTTGATTCTCATCATCTTCATTATTCATTGCTGAAACACTTATTACAGCATCCATGCTATCAGATTTTGCCGATGTTCCCCGTGCCCCCTTACTCGAGTCCTTTCCCTCATGATCAATTACGATAACGGAAATACCAAATTGCCGTAACTGCACTAACCACAAATTTACCGGGGCCCAACTTGTTGCCTCTTTATCATCTGCCCCATAAGATAATGTACTCAAGTTGTCAAGAATCAAAACATCAACATGATTTTTTCTAACATAATCAGTAAGTATTTCACGATCCGGTCTATGATATAAATTAAAAGTGGTCTGTGTTTCTTGGTTTAATTGTAAAACCGACAAAATTTCAAAAAGAGCATTCTTTTCATGTGTCAAATCAAATCGATGAGTAAGTTTTTTTAACCTATACAAAATTTCCCCCGGTGGATCATCCCCATTAACATATAACACTTTTGCCTTATTCCATACTTCCCATGATCCAAAATCAATATCCTTGTTATTTTTCAATTCGGTTGAAATACTTAAAGCAATCGATTGACTAAAAAATGATTTTCCAGCACCTCTTTTTCCATGTACTAATATGAGGGCACCCCGATATAAAAAAGGTTTAAGAAAAAACCGATTTGTTTCAATATCCATCTGAAGAAAATCACCAATCGATTTAGCAAACTTATCTAATATATCTCCACTTCCGGAACCTGTTATTGTCATTTTATTAAAATCTTCACGTATCAAATCACATTCATCTACATTCCCTGATAATGAAGTCTTATATATTTTTTCTCCATAAAATGAATAAGACTGAAGTTTTATATATTTTTTTGCTTTTTCAAGTACATAATTAACATCAAAAGAATTTGCTTCGGAATCGTATTGATCGGAAAGGTTTGACAAAAATTCTTTTATAAAAACGGAATCTTCATCACTTAGGGATCGAAAATTTTCAATAAATAAATCTTGTATTGTTCTCCCGGGACATTTATGGAACTTATTATAATACTCCATGCACCAGGGCACAATTAGCTTAAAATAAGGCAAATTGAATATCTTTAAGTTATCACGATTTATTATTTTGAATATTTCTTTTGTAAATTCGTCGGATACGATGATACCCGTGAGAATAAGTTTTTCTATGTTTACATTAATTCTTTGTTTTGTCCATGTGATCGGGTTACTTGGCATTTGTACCCTTTCTTAAAATTTCATTTATAGACTGGATGCATTTTTTCATTTTTTCAGATTTTTCAAAGAGTGTTTTTCTTTCATTTACTTTTTTAATACTTTCTTTTTTTTCTTTCATATATTCCTTTTTTAAAAATATAGGGCAAAGAGGAGGCTTTATTCATATGGGTTTCTTTTTCTTTTTGGTTCCCCTTTGCCCTGTTATTATTATGTAACGTCCATCAAAATTTATAAGGGCAAAGGTGAGGCTTGAACGGATTGGGTTTCTTCCCTTTTATGGTTCCCCTTTGCCCTCATGATATTATTATGTATTTTCAGTTAAATTTTTTTATTTTTAATATTTTATAAAAATCTTTATTTTTTTATATTTTACAAAAGAAATATTCTTCAATTCAATGGAATATAAAAAATCTCATTTTTTTATATTCTGTAAAAATACATTCCGAGTATGGGATACACAAACAATAAGCTCCGTATCCCCTACGGGGATACGGAAGCATATTGTTTTTGTGTGATCCCGATATGTTTACTTTGCTTGTCTTTATTCAAGGTTAACTTATTGTAATAGTTAAACATTTTAATTTTGTTAAAAAATCGATTGAAAAAATCCAAAACGGGTAAAATTTTATTCATTTTTATTCAACTTTAGTAAAAAATAAATCCATTGAAATTTTTATAATATATCTATATTATTGATTTCTAATATATTAAAATTTTTTGTAAACTATTGAAATCCTATGTACTTATAACTTTTGCCCTATTATTTATAAAGTATAATAAATTTTATTTTATTTATTATAATTTTATCCTTAACTATATGAAAAATATAAAAATCATTAAAATTTGCTTATTTTTGTATTTTGATTCATAATCGTCTTTTCCTGTCAAATTGATTAAAAAAATGCTAAAATTTAAAAAACAAGGGAAAAAACAATTTGCTGGCTTATTGTTAGCTTATTGTTAGCTTATTGTTTAGCAAGATATAAAAAGATAAAGATTTTTTATATTTTATTATAATTAGGAATTTTTAAAAAGATCGTTCTTAAATTCTGCTGCTTCTTGATCAGTAAATTCACCCGGGTCCTTTTTCCCAGTAAAATTGATCAAAAAAATTTCAGAATGATCAGTAAATTGATGTACACAGGAAATTAATTTTTTTGCTTGAATTGTAGACTGCGAAATTCTTTCCGGATCATTGTCAAATACCAAAAAAATTTTTTTAAATTTACTTAATAAATAAGCTTGCTTGGTTGTGTATTGAATGCCAAAAGTGGCAGCAGAATGATTACCAAGCCGCCATACACTGGTAATCCCTTCTACTACAATAATGTTGTCCCCATTACAATTATCAAGATTGTACAGGATTTTTTTATAATGAATCACTTCTTTTTCTTTTGGACAGGGAAGGTATTTAGCAACATTTTCATGATTTATAATGCTTCGAGCTTGATATGATACCTCTTTTCCTCTAAATACAATAGGGGCCACAATACGAAATTTATAATCTCCAATTGGCCCGGTCGCTTTTAATGCATATTGTTTTTCTAATTTTACGGGATCAAAATTTCTATTTATAAGATACTGAATATAGGGGCCATACAAAGGATTTCCGGGAATAATAACAAATTCATTTTTTACTTCATTTGATGGTTCAATTTTTATATCAGTATCATTATCCCCTATTTTATAATTTTTAAGGATATCTATTATATCTGAATGATTTAATTCGGTAAGAGCTTTTATTGATTCATATAAATTATGTCCCCCACATTTCCAACAACTGAAATAACCCTCTTTGATATTAAATCCCCCATGAACTGTTCCATCCTTACAAAAAGGACATTCAATTCCAATCCATCCCTTCCCTACATTCTTCCCCTCTGGGTAGTTATTTATATCGTAATCCTGTATAAATCTCTTTACGTCAAAAACCAAGGCAATCCCCATAAATTTATTTTTAAGGTTAAAAAACGTATCCTTGTATCATATTTCCCTTTTACTTTGAAAACATAATAAAGTGTAATGAAAAATGAATAAAAACTACCCCCTCTTTTTATGTCCCCGTTTTCTTGATTCAGTATTTTTTTGATAGTCCTTTATTTCAAAAAATTTTGGATCTGAATCTGTAAAAATATTACCATGTATTTCTTTTGTATAAAACATTCCTATAATCCTAATTCTTTTTTTATTTTCTTTTTGTTTTAAATATTCTTTTTTAAATGATTCAAAATCAAAAAATCGAAATCCTTGTTGAAAAGGAATATTTGTATGAATTTCTTTTTCAGGGAGAAGATCAGATAATTCATAAAAAGTTCCTCCAATTAAAACGCCTTTTAAATCTTCATCATTTTGTTCTTTTATAAATTCAAAAAACCTTTGTTGATTTGTTATCCCATAACTTGCTGTAATAACATAACTGCCGCATCCACGATTTACCGGAATAGGATTATTTGATTGTAATGATATAATTTTTTCTTGTTCAAGTTTTTCAAATAATTCATGTTTTAATCCAAAAATTGAAGTAAATATGAAAAATCCAAAAATTAAGGACCCTTTGGAATCCCCTTGAGCGAGTAATATAATATCACCAAAGGATAATTTTTTTAACATATTGGGAGCAATTTTTCTTGAAATCCTATATTGTTTTGCTTCTTTTATAAATTGTGCAATACTATAATATTGTTTTCCAATAAAATGGATGAGATACATGTTATTTCCTTTCTATAATTTTTTTAATCTATAATTTTACAATTATGTTTAGTAATTAAATGTGATTTTTCAACAAAAGGTTTAATTGCAATTTTAATTAATTTAAAAATAGGACTATCACATTTTAAATTATAAATATGAAATAAAAGTTGATATAAAATTTTTTCATCAACAGTTATATTAAATGAACCACATGATAATGGCCAACAAGAAAAATCAACATTAGCCCTGTAAAGATTAGCCCCTTCAAGATCGGCCCCGTAAAGATTAGCCCTGTAAAGATTGGCCCTCTGAAGATTGGCCCCCTCAAGATTGGCCCTCCGAAGATCGGCCCCCTCAAGATTGGCCCCCTGAAGATTAGCCCTGTAAAGATTGGCCCCTTCAAGATCGGCCCCGTAAAGATTGGCCTCCCGAAGATTGGCCCATCGAAGATCAGTTTTTTGAAGATCGGCCCCCTCAAGATTGGCCCTCCGAAGATCGGCCCCCTCAAGATTGGCCCCCTGTAATGTTTCAACATTTACTTTTTTTAATATTTTTCCATTTTTACTTTTGATTTGTATCATTGGCTTTTTCCTTTCTATAATGACAAAATTGATTTAATTTCATTAAAACATTTGGTTATTTTTCCTCTTTTCCAATTAAGGGAAAGAAAATAATTTAAAACCCTTTGTTTTGTTTCTTTTCGTCCTAAAAAAATATCTCCGTGATTCTTTATTATAATGTAAATCATTTCCTTTGATTCACATGAAAGGTTTTCTATTAATTGTTCCCTACTAAGAATTTCATCAACATTGTCCATTTGATCCAGTTGTAAAAAATCACATTCTGAAATATCCTGCGGATAATATTTACAGGGAACCTTAACATTAAATACTGAATCATATGAGACATTAGTAAAACGTAAATCATTTGAAACGGCCCTTTTTAAGGTAATATCTAATGCCCTTTGTAGATACGCCTTAAATGGGGCCTGTGAATGATTTTCTAAATATGTTCTCCGAACGTCACAAAAAGTATAAAATGCAACTGATTTTAATTCGTCAAATAACATATGACTTTTTGTTGTATATTTCCAAGCCCAGTAACAACAAATCTTTTCCATTTCTTTTGTAAATTCAATTTTCTTATCCATTTTTTGTCTCCTTATTTAAAAGGTTATTTAATAAAATACTTATCAATTCGGTTTCATCGGGCACTTTTCCGTCTAAAATCTGATTTAATACATTTCTTTTTTTATCAATTAATTCTGCAATTTCCTCTTCAATTGTACCAGCAGTCAATAAATAAAAAGCTGTCACTGAATCTGCCTCTTGTCCAATTCGATGTACTCGATCTTCTGCTTGATTATGATCACCAGGGGTCCATCCTAACTCAATAAAACATGTGTCCTCTGCTACATTTTGTAAACCATCAATTCCCACTCCTGCCGCTTTTATATTTCCTATAAAAAGTCTAATTTCTTGATCACTTTGAAATCGATCAATGGCAATTTGTTTTTTTCCCATATTATCACGCCCATCTAATTTTACTGCAATTCCTTTAAATGTTTCCATTAAAAAATCAATCGTTGCATGATGAGTACAAAAAATAACTAATTTTTTCCCTGAGCTTAAATAATTATTAATCCAATCAACAATTGATTCATATTTTGCCTTTACTGCAATTTGTTTTAAATACTCAATCCTTGTAATAATTTCAGCATTCATAGCACAAAAAATTTTGTCTTTACCATATCCATTTTCTTTCATCCATGAAATTAAATCGTCTTCCGCTTTATTGTATTCTGTCAAATCACATTCCATAGGGATAACTTGCCGTTGCTTTAACGGAAGCTGTGTTAAAACATCTTTTTTTAATCGTCTTAACATCATGGTTTGAATTAAATTATTATGAAGTTCAATTTCATTTGCAGAACCTTTTGTTGTTTGCCACTTTGTCCATCCATCTGCCGGACAATATTTATTAACATATTCCCAATATGAGGGGAATAAATCAGGACGTAGTAAATTTAATGCTGTAAAAAATTCAATGGGACGATTAACAATCGGAGTCCCTGATAAACAAATAACATGTTCAATTGCCTTTCCGATTTCAGTAATTACTGCAGTTCGTTTTGCTTTATAGTTTTTTATATAATGACATTCATCAAGTATCAATACTTTAAAATTTGTGGATATGAGTTTTTCCTTATTTTTTGACACTATATCATAATTACAAATAACATAATCACCGTCCATTGCTCCCTTATAATCCCGTCCTTCTACCAATTCAACCCTTGCCCGGGGAAGACACTTTTTGATTTCCCTTTTCCAATTTAATTTGACATTGGAAGGACATATGATAAGTACGGGTTTTTTATCAGGATGAAGGGATGTCCATCCGATTGCTTGACAGGTTTTCCCAAGTCCCATTTCATCCCCGATTAATGCCCTTCCATTTTTAAGATCAATAAATGCTACCCCTTCTTTTTGAAATGGGTAAAGAGACATATCAATGGGAACGTCAAGATCCTTATTAATGTTATTGCTAAAAACTGATTCATACCATTTCTGTAATTCAACATCAAATTTAAATTCCCACTCATGTAATTTTTTTAATGTTTCAAGGGAACGCCTTACTTTCCATTCTTTTGTATCGGGGTCCCATTGTCTCCATGCTAATGTTTTTACTTTTGTAAGAATTTCAAAGAATTTTTTATCTCCCTTTGCAAAATGAAATTTAAGATAAATAAAATCTTTTTCGAGTCTTGCCTTTTTAATTCCCTCAAAAGGGGTCCCCCCATTTTCTTGTGTTTTTGGTTCTTTTGTTTTTGGTTCTTTTGTTTTTACAGGAGTTAATTCAAATGCTTCAATTTGTGTATGATATTTTTTAATTGATCTTTTTACAAGGGATAATTGTTTTTCGGTTAAAAATCCATTTTTAAGAAAAAATTGTGAAATAGAGGAAAGAATAGGGGCATCAATTTTATTAAATCCTGCTCCATTTAATGATGTTGTGTATTCTGAAGTTTGTTCATCTTGTGTTTGATACCCGTAAAGAGCTAATAATGCTGAAATTGTATATTCATTCGATTGAACAATTTCATCAATTTTCATTTAAAATTTCCTTATATTTAAAGGTTACTGTTTTCTTTCAAAAACCTCTCTCATTAACCTTATATTTAAATGTTACTTAATATAACAATTTTCCTCTTTTTGAATGATTTCAATTGTTTTTCTATGAATTTCAATTACTTTTAAATGATTGTTTGTTTCCTCTTCCCTTTTTTCTTTCAATAGGTTTGAAAGAATTTCAACTTGCCGTTTGGCGTCATTCAATTCCTTTTCAATGTGATCTGCTTTTAAACGGGATAAATGATAAACATATTGAGCATCTTTTAATTCCATTTCAAGATGTTCCATTGTATGCATTGTCTTTCTCCTGTGTTAAAGGTTGCTGTTTTCCCTCTCTATTATATATATCGGCATATTTTGCTTTTTCAATCGGTTAATATTTATATATTGCAAGAAATATGCACAGAAAAAAGAAAGAGGATACTATAAATATATGTTTATTTTTATATAATAGTACAAGAAAAAGGAAAAGGGATATGAAAAGGGATGTAATTATGTGAAAAAGAATCATATATTATAAATACATTTTTTTTAAATTTTTATGTATATTAAATATGAAAATACATTTTAATTGAGTTTTTTATAAAAAAAGGAGAAAAAATGAGTAAAAAACAAGAACGAGAATTAAATCCAAGATTTGAAAATTTGAAACCTTCTGATATTAGGTTTGTTGAAGAGTACCTTAAAAATGGTGGTAACATGATCCGAGCAATTGCCGCCGTAAAAGGATATGACTTATCCGATAAAAATGATTATAACAGGGCATCAGTACGGGCCGATGCCGTAATGAAAAAAGTTAGAATTACTATTGCAGAAGAAATGGAAGCACAGGGAATTACTACCCCTTATCTTATTTCAGTAGCAAAAAAGGGACTTGAAGCAGATAAGGGTATTTATGATAAAAATGGTAATGAAATAAATCGAGAAAAAGATTATAATGTAATTCATAAATTTTTTGATTCCTGCGCCAAAATGAAAAATATGTATCCAAATCAAAATATTCATATTGATGTTGAAACAAAAACTGGAGTTGTGGTAGTACCGGGTATTTTTAATGACAAAGACTGGGATACCCAGATGAAGGAAACAAGAGTCAAAATTGAGGAAATGAATGATAAAGAATAATGAACCGAGAACTTAATAATAAAAAAAATCTTGATAATTTAAGTGTTGTTTGGAAACCAAATCCGGGATCTCAATGTTTGTTTCTTTCATGTCCTTATCATCAAGTACTATACACAGGTACACGGGCAGTTGGTAAGACCGATGCTTTAATCATGGATTTCTTTCAAGAGGTTGGAAAAGGGTATGGCTCAGATTGGAGAGGGATTCTTTTTAGGCGAACATATAAACAATTATCAGATCTTGTTATTAAATCAAAAAAATGGTTTCGGATGGCATGTCCAAAGGCAGAATTTAATAAAGCAGATTATACATGGGCTTTTCCGGGGGGGGAACTTTTATATTTACGATATTTTTGGGATCGAAATGACTACGATAACTATCATGGGCATTGTGTAGATAAAGGGGATATTTTAACAAAAAATGGGTGGATACCTATTCAAAATATAAAAATAGGAGAAAAAGTTTTAAGTACTAATAAAAAAAATGAATTATCTTATCAAATGGTTAAAACCAAAACAATAGAAGATTATAATGGAGATTTAATAATTTATAATGGTCGTGGAAAATATATGTCTTTTACCCCAGAACATAAACTTCCTTCAATCTCAAACGAATTGATAGAATATTCAAAATTACCAAGAATAACTAAAATAAAAAATAGTGGATGGAAATTAACAAAAGGAAAGAATTTAGATATTAATTATTGTAAATTTATGGGATGGTTTTTATCAGAGGGATACACCAATCTTTATAAAAAACATTATACAATAGGAATTTGTCAACAAAAGGAACAAAATGTAAAAATTATACAAAATCTTCTTGACAATTTAAAAATTAAATATAATAAAACTAATTTTGGATTTGTTTGGAGAGATAAAAAACAATATTTATACCTTTCTAAATTTGGAAAATGTAAAGATAAATATATTCCTAATAATATAAAACAAAGTAATAGAGAATGTTTACAAGCTTTTTTTGATGCATATGCACTTGGAGATGGAACAAAACAGCAAAATAGAGTTTATATATATACAATATCTAAAAAAATGAGTGATGATTTACAAGAAATTGGGGTAAAACTCGGGTATTCTGTTTATTCTGCTATTCAAAAAAAAGAAGGTTGTAAAAATAAAATTTTATATACAATTGCTTTTAATCCAAAAAAAGAACTTAAATTATATACTGACAATAGAATTAGAAAATTAAATAAAAAGAAATTAAAATCACAAATTAAACGAATAAAATATAATGGTAAAGTTTATTGTTTAGGTGTTGAAAAAAATCATAATTTTTTTATTAGACAAAATGGATCTACTTGGTTATCAGGAAATAGTTATTCGTGGATCGGATGGGAAGAATTATTAAATTGGCCAGACATGGATTGTTATCAAAGTATGATTAGCTGTAACCGAGCAACGGGGATGGGTATTCCTATCCGTATCCGGTCCACAGGGAATCCATGGGGAATCGGACGTAGTGCAGTTAAAAATTATTTTATTGATCCTGCACCATGGGGAACGGTTATTAATGATAAAGGACATAAAAGGGTCTCTATATTTGGAAACATGCTTGAAAATATTCCTTTTATGAATATGGACCCCGAATATCGATCCCGTCTTTTGGCTCTTCCCGATAAAGAACTTGTAAAAGCATGGGTATATGGACGATGGGATGTAAATGTTGGAGGATTTTTTTCCGATGTTTGGAACTCATCAAAAAATGTAATTCCTTTGTCAAAATGTTTTATACCTCCCAGACATTGGTTCTGTTTTCGTTCTTTTGACTGGGGATCAGGGTCCCCATTTTCAGTTGGATGGTGGACAGAATCAGATGGGACCCCTGCACCAAATGGGGTAACATATCCAAGGGGAACCTTAATTCGATTTTCTGAATGGTATGGAAATGATAAAAAAGCGATTAATCCAAATACAGGGCTACGATTACTTAATAAAAAAATTGGGGAAGGAATAATTGAAAGAGAAAAAAAATGGTCATCATTAAATATAAGGAAAGGGCCCGCAGATAATCAAATTTGGGAAGAGCGGGGTGGAGATTCAATAGCTAAACAAATGGGGTATGATTTATTTGTACAATCTGATAAATCAAGAATACCAGGATGGCAACAATTAAGGGGACGATTTGAAGGGGAAGAGGAATCACAGGGACCTTTATTATATGTATTAGCAACATGTACTGATTTTATTAGAACAGTTCCTTTTCTTGTTCGGGATGATAAAAATCCCGATGATATAGCAAATAGTCAAGAGGATCATATAGCAGATGAAGTACGTTATGCTTGTATGTTTAGAAAAAGATCAAGATTAGCCCATACTTTTAATATTTCCGATGTTTATATAGCTTAATTTTTAGAAAGGACAAAATAAAATGGCAATTGAAAGAAAAAAAACAACGGTAATTGATGGACAAGAAGTTTCTTATGTTGAAACAGTGCACAAACAAAGTGTATCCTTTTTAAAGGCAAAACAACAAGTAAATAATCAGGAGCTTGATTTAGAGAAAAAAAATAAAGATTATGATTTATTAATCCCTTGCTGGCAAAAATTATCTGACTGTTTTGAGGGCGGGGGGAAAATTCAAAATGCCCCTGATAATACTTATTTAATAAAGCGACCGAATGAACATCAAAAAAAATATGATACACGAAAAAAAGAAGCTGTTTATTACAATAAATGTGCCCAAATAATTGAAACCTTTCAAGGGCATTTATGGAGGAAAGAACCAGAACGGGTTCTTCCAAATCGTCTTGATGAATTAGTTTATAATGTAGATGGAAAGGGAACAAGTAGAAATTCATTTTTTTCTGATATTACAGAAAAGGCACAAGTATTTGGAATATATTGGGTCCTTGTTGAATTTCCTGTTAATACAATTTTAATGGAACAAGAAAATGTAAGTATATTAGATGAACAAAAAGCGGGGTTATTCCCATATTATGTCCCCATTGATCCAAGAAATGTATTAGACTGGGGGATTAATATAAACAATGGGAAACAAGAACTCATATATGCTGTGATAAGGGAAAATGTGTCTACATTTAATGTTCCGTTTCTTCCCGAACAAACAGTGACACAATATAGGATTTTATATCCCAATAAACATCAAATTTGGCAATATATAAAAACAGGAGATAAAGAACAGGCGGTTCTTGTTGGGGAAATTCCTATATCATTGGGAAAAATTCCATTAGTTCCTTTTTACAATAAAAAAATATCTTTTGGGGTAGGAAAATCTGCAATTGCAGATATTACTGATTTGTGTATTGAGCTTTTTAATAAACATTCGGCTCGGCATTATGCAGAGGTAATGAGTGCCTTCCCATTATTATTTTTTGCAGGATGGGATACACAAGATGCTATTAAGGTATCGGAAGATATGGGAATTTCAAATCCCGATGCTAATTCAAAACTTCAATATGTTGAAATAAGTGGACAATCGATTGAAAAAATAAGATTATCAGAACAAGATATATTAACTGCAATATATGATATTGCCTTAAAACAGGTTAGAAATTTATCAAATCAAAGGGAAACAGCAGAAGCAAAAAAAATGGATCGATTGGATTCATTGTCGGATTTACAAAGGAGATCAATTAATTTTGCTATTGCTGAACAACAATGTCATAAATTTGCCGGTGAATGGATGCAGTTAAATGAATCAGAAATTGATAATATTACCATTGGGTATAATTTAGATTATGATGTCGATCAAATTGATGCACAATTACTTGCCACTTTGTTAAATATGAGAAGCACAAAAGACCTTAGTCAATCAACATTATGGAATATAATGAAAGAGGGAGAAATTTTACCAAGAAATTTTGATGAAGAAAAAGAAAAGGAACAAATTAATGAAGAGGAAGTTTCTTCGATTCCTTTTTCTAATGAATAATACATATTATATATGACTATTAATGATCTTATAATTAAAAATAGACATTTTCTTGAACAATTTGAAAATGGGGTAACTAAAGATGTCTTTGAAGAATTAAGAAAAGCCCAATTTGATATTTTAAAAAAATTGGAATCAAAAAAAATGAATGAAATAACAAGGGCACATTATGAAGCAGTGTTAGCCGAATCCATTGCTATATTACAATCTCAATATGAAGAAATAAATGACGTGATAAGAAACGCCATGTCTGATACAGCCCAAGTTGAGTATAATTCAATTTCAAATGCAATAAAGACAGATGCAGGGATAAAAGCAATTGCTGAAAATGCCCCTTTAATGGGTCTCCCGGGTGAAGCGTTAAATTCTATTTTAACAAATCCTATTTGTGGAAATACCCTTGAAAATTGGATTTCAAAACTCGAAGCAAATACTTTACAGGGGATTAAACATAACCTTATGTCCGGGTTAATTCTCGGAAAAGGAATAAATGATATTTCAAGGGATATCAAAAATACATTTGGAATGTCCTCAGCACAGGCAAAGACATTAACAAGAACGGCAATAATGGATGCATCAAATAAAGCATTACAACAATGTTATAATGATAATTCTGAATTTATTGAAACATACCGCTTTGTGGCAACCCTTGATCATAAAACATGTTTGCTTTGTGCTAAACTTGATGGAAAAACAGGGGATATTCTGAAATTAAAAAAAGTAAAAGAAATGAAAAAAGAAGAAATGAAAAAAGAAGAAATGAAAAAAATTCCGATTACTGTAGTTGCTGGTGAAAATGTTTCTGCTGATTTCGTAATTAATATAAATAATTATATAAAAACAATTCCTGTTCCAATACAAAATGCTTTAAATAAATATGGAACTACTATTAAAATAGGGGAATTCCAAACAAATATAAATCCACATCTTATAAATGAAAAACCAACGGGATGGGGTAAAGACGCATCTTTTGATAATGTTAGCGGTATTTATGACTGGAATAATAAACAAATGTCATTTGCTGAAAAAGTAACAAAAATAGGTTCTATTGATAGATCAAAGGTATATAAAGAATCTATATCACGAGTAAAAGGAATGACATTTCATGAATCAGGACATGCAATAGATCAACTTTTAGGAAGTGAATTTTTTCCAAAGATACAATATGGAGTATTTAGTAATCATGATACAGGTTTTGTAGATGCATATATAAAAGATAGGGCTAATATTGCTAATAAAAAAGATCCTTGGGATCAAGCTACTTTTCAACAAACAGGGCTTACTTATAATCAAAATAAATATGCATATCTTCTTCAACAAAAGGGGATTGGTCAAAGAGAAACATTTGCAGAATTATTTGCTGTTATGATGGGACAACCAAGTAATTTGGGGATACTTCCAGATTCTTATTATGAAGATTGGCCGAATACGGCATCATATATGAAAGACTTTTTAAAAAAGAGATTTGGAGTGGAAATAAAATGAAATTGTTTATATCTAAAATGAAAAATGGTAATTTATTTGTACAGGCAGGGGCATATGGGAAAACATATATTGGGGATATTATACAAGAACTTTCCCCCGATGAGAGCATATTTAATATATCTTATGATGAGATAATAAAAATTATTGAAGGCAAGGATTATAAAGGATATATTGAAATAAAATGAAACAATTACCTATTCCGCCTCTTCATCCTGGTTGTCGATGTATTATCTCTGCTGTTACCCGGCTTGAAAATTTAGAAGAAATTGAGAGACCAGCAAAAGAATGGGATGAAAAACAGGGAAAATATGTTTATAAAAATGTACCAGGATCGGTTTCTTATAGTGACTGGTTTGAAAGGCAATCAGGGGATTTTCAGAAAGAGGTATTGGGGGGAACAAAATATGCTTTATATAAAGAAGGTAAAGTAAAATTTGAACAATTTTCAGATATAAAATCAAATAAAATTTTAACTGTTAATGATTTAAAAACAAAATATAAATTATCGGCAAAAGATTTGAATGATGCAAAGTTAAAACATTTGCAGGAAAAACAAAAAGTGGAAGAAAAAAAAGAAAGAGAAAAAGTAATACGTCAAGCGGAAGAAATGAAAAAACAACTTGAAAAAGAAATTAAAAAATTGGAAGAAGAAAAAAAATCATTAAAAGATCATTATTTATATAATAAACCTATAAGAGGACATTATTCAAAAAATGATGAAATGTCATATCCTGAACAATATAATACTCTTGCAAAAGATTTATTTAATAAAGAATATTTTAAATTATCAAAAGAACAAACAGATGAAATAATTAATTTACATAATGGTTTATTACAATTTACCAGAACAAGTGTAGATTTAAGAAAAGCACAAAAAGGAAAAAATGATGATCCAAATGAAATAAAAAAAGCAAATCTTATTGAAAAATGGCTTGATTTAGCTCCCAGAATGCCAACAGGGGATTTATGGCGAGGAATGAGAGGAAAACGTGGTGATTTTGAAAATTTAAAAAAAGGGGACACTTATCAATTGTCTGCTTTTTCTTCAACAAGTACAGATAAAAAAATAGCAATGAACAGTAGTAAATTATTTTTAAATCATAAACAATATGGAAAAGGGGTTTTATTACATATAATTGGGGGAACTCCTGCTGGAAGTTCTGTTAAATTTTTATCTGAATATTATAGTGAAAAAGAAGTTATTATTAGTAAAAGAAATGTATTGGAAATTTTATCAAAAAGAGAAATAAAATTAGGATTGAATAAAGAACCAATTCTTTTTGTTCAAGCTCAACTTAAAAAAATTACACCTCTTGATTCAATAATAATTAAATGAAAGGAATAATAATATGAAAAAATTACCAAAACAACCTCCGATAGCGGAAAGGTGGGAACAGGAAGATTTAATCGATGATAAGGATGATTATATTGTTGTTCGTGAAGGGAATACTGGAAGACAAAAGCTTATTAAAAATGGTAAAGTAGAATATATTAATAAAGATTCAAAATATTATAATCCGTTTTTAAATACATTAGAATAGGAGATAACATGGGACAAATAATTCAAGGAAAAGATTTTAGAAAGATAACTTTTCGACAAGAAGGAAATTGGACAAGATATGCAGGAGGGAATGCCAAACAAAGGGCACAAAAAAATCAAATTCCTTTAATTCAAAAAGCAATTGATGATCGCCGAAGGCAGATAGGAAATAAATAATGAAAACAGAAACACAAAAAGATTCAAATTTTTTAGCTCATGATTTTACTGCCCCATGGCAATCTAAAATAACAAAAGAACAATGGATTCAATTTCTGACTCATACCTTTCATCAAGAAGATCGGGAAAAGGTATATGAATTGCTTCATTCATATTTGGAAAGTATTTCCCCCCCTCAAAGTGCAGTTACAAATTCTGCTTTTTATTATAAATCTCCATTAACTTTTTTGGAACTGGGATTTGGACAATGTTATGATTTTGCCCATTGTTTCATGTTACTTCATGATATAGAAACAATAGAATACACGGGACAAGAGGTTACCCCTCAATTTGTTGAATTTGCAAGAGAGGAATTTTGTAAATATAATAATTATAAATTTAAAGTAGGGGATTTTAATTCATTATTAAAATCAGATATCATATATACTCGGCATGTGTTAGAACATCAACATCCTGATAATTGTTACCTATTTTTTGAAAACATATTAAAGGCAACAAAGAAATTGTGTATCATTTCATGGTTTTGCCCCCCCGGTGAAGAAAAATTTACATGGAATGATCGGGATGGATTTAATCATGAAGGGGCCTATGTTAATGTTTATAGTAAAGATAAGTTAAATAACTTAATTGAAAAATATAATTTTAAATTAACTTCTTATTTAAATAATAAAATATATTATATGAGGAAAAATAATGAATAATTATAATTTTCTGAATTTTTCATTAGATCAGTTATTAAATATTGATATAAAATCTCTCCCCTGGCCCCAACAAAGGGAGTTATTAAAACAAATTAAATTAAAGAAAAATGAATTAGAAACACAAGAGATATCATTACTTAAACAAAAAATAACTTTTCATGAACAGGAGGTTAAATCCCTCAAATTGGATATTTCCTCATATAAACAAAAAACTGAATTATTTGTACAAGAAACCAAATCACTTAAACAAAATATTGAAACAAAAAAAGTAATAAAAGAATTAATCATTGACAATACAATAAATGAAGAAACAGATAAAGAAGTAAAATCGATTATTTCAAATATAACCGATAATACAAAATTTATAATTGTTTCCTATTTTACAAATGATAAATATAAAAAAGAACTTCAAAATCTTTTAACATCTATAAATAAATACGGGTTAAGTTATTATATTGAAGAATTAAAAGATAAAAATAATTGGGTGTTAAATACCCATTATAAACCTTGGGTGATTAAAAGGGCATTATTATTATTTAATCGTCCTATTGTTTTTCTTGATGCAGATGCAGTTATAAAAAAATACCCTGAATTGTTTGAAAATATAAAAAAGGATATTGCTGCTTATTTTTCAGAAAGTGGAAATCTTTTATCCGGAACCCTGTATTTTAAAAATACATTGGAAAGTTTAAAATTAATAGAAATGTGGAAAAATGAATGTCTTATAAATAAAGATGTTTGGGATCAAAATATTTTAAAAGAATGTGTTCAAAAAAGAAGAATTGATATTGAACATCTTCCAAAATGTTATTGTCAAATTTTTGATTCATTAAAAAATGAAGTCCCTGTAATTGAACATTATCAAGCAAGTAGAAGGTATAGAAAACAAACAAAAATTGATACCGAAAAAATACTTTTATTGGTTCCATCAAGAAAACGTCCGACTAATATTCATCGATTAACAAAATCTGTATATGAAACTGCTTCTTATCCTGAAAGAGTAGGTATTTCATTTTTAATTTCAAATTCAGATACAGAAAATAAAAAGAAAATTAAAGAATTACAAAAAACATATCCTAATATTTTTATTAATTATGAACAAGCAAAAATAAAAGCAGATGTAAATCTCTCTGAATTATGGAATAATTTATATGCTGAAAATACATGGTCAAATTATGTTGGATTTTACGGGGATGATGTAGAATTTAAAACAGGTGGATGGGATTCAATGATAATATGTGAATTTTTAAAAAATGAGGAAATGCCATTAATGATTCGTACCAATGACAGTTTTCAAAAAGAAATGGCAGTGTTATTTTTTACTAATAAAGTTCTTCATTCTGCCCTTGGATTTTATATGCCCGATCAATATAAATTGGTATGTATGGATCAATATTTAAGCGATGTTTGTCAACAAGTGCAATGTTATAAATATCTTGAACATGTTAATACATACCATCATGCAATTGTATTGGGAAGAGCGGATAAAGATGAAACCCATGAATTGAGAAGAAAAGGAAAGGCACATGAGCAAGTTTTAGCTGATATGTCATTATATAATACCGATGAAGAAAAAGAAAAAAGAAATGAATCAATTGATAGGTTAAAAAAATATATTTCTTTTATTCAAAATAAAAGGTAAAATTATGTTTATATTTGAGCAAATTTTACAAATTTGGATGATTGTTACTTCAATTTTGGGAAGTTTTTTTGTAGCTTCAAAAAATAAAAATATAATAAAATGGGGTTTTTTGTTGTTATTTGCAGGGCAGGTTTCATATTTTTATATATGTTTTTTCCCGGTGTTCAGATTTGGTTTATTCATAACTTCAATTTTTTTTACCTTTAGTTGGGTAAAAGGAATATACCATTATTGGATACAAAAATGAGAAAAGAATTATTAATAATACAACCAGGGCGAAAAGGGGATATCCTATTGGTTCTTCCAATTGCAAAGTATTATTATGATCTCGGATATGAAATAACATGGCCCATTTGCAATGAATATCAAAATTTGTTTTTATATGTCAATTTTCCAATAAACGTAATTGATATTGGTCCTCTAACAAGTGGGATTGAAGCATATGAGAGGTCAAAAAATATAGGTAATAATTTTAATGGGACTTTGGATCTTGCAATTGGTTTTGGAAATCAAAATCTAAATGATGAATGGAAAAAGACAAATTTATCATTTGATGTTTGGAAATATAAAAAAGCCTGTATTCCTTATTTTCATAAATATCTTTTATTAAAAATAATAAATAGAATTCCGGAAATTGAAAAAGATTTACTTAATTTTTTTGATATAAAAAATGATCCTTATATAGTGATTCATCAAAATGGAAGTAACGGAAGACATTTTGATTTTAAAATTGATAAAGCTATAAAAACAATTGAAATAAAACAATTTCCTTCAAATAGATGGGAAATTTTTGATTGGATTTCTTTATTACAAGGGGCACGTAAAATATATTGTGTAGATAGTTGTTTTTTAAATCTGATCGATCAATGTAAAATAATCCCACCAGATGGAAGATTTGTTCATTTTTGGAATGAATATTACTCGCTAAAAGATTTACCCCTTTTATCCCCCTTTGTATCTAATGATTGGATTTCGGTGTAAAAATTTTAATGGACGTTACATAATATAAACAGGGCAAAGGTGGAACCAATAATATGAAGAAACCCATAACTGACAAGCCTCCTCTTTGCCCTTATAAATTTTGATATTTGTTTTTTAATTTTAAAAAACCCTTAAAAGAAGGAATATGTCATTATATAATAAACATAGACCAAATGATTTTGATGAAATAATCGGACAAGATTCGATTAAGAAACAATTAAAATATATTGTTTCAAAAAAGGATGATCCTTCTACAAAACATTTTTTTATATTTTCAGGACCATATGGAACAGGGAAAACAACATTTGCTCGAGTTTTTGCAAAAGAACTTGGTTGTTCAAAATGGGACCTTACCGAAATTGATGCTGGAACAGATCGGGGAGTAGGATCAGCGGATAAATTAAAATTAAATTTGGATCTTGCCCCTTCTTCCGGAAAAATTCGAGTATGGATTATTGATGAAATTCAAGAAACCAGCAGTGCCTTTCAAGGATCACTTTTAAAAGTTTTTGAGGAACCTCCCAAACATGTTTATTTTATTTTATGTACTACAAACATTGAACAAATAAATGCTGGAATTATAAGTAGGGCAAGTGTATTTCATCTTCAAAAATTAAATCCCCCCTATATTGGAATTAAAAAAGCATTAACTGATATATGTATAAAAGAAAAAATTAAAATTTCCGATGATGTAATAAGGGAAATATGTAAAGCATCGGAAGGGGCTTACAGAAATGCCATATCAATTTTAGAATCTGTTATTGGGTTATCAGAGGAAGAAGCCCTTGATGAAATTCAAAAAACAGTTCTTTCAGGAGGGGTCTTTCGGCAATTGTGTCAATGTTTGTATAAAAAAAAGGAATGGGACATTATATGTAATGTAATAAATGACTGTGAAAATGTAGAAAAAATGAGAAGGGGAATATGCAGTTATTTTTCAAAAATGATAGAAAAATCATATACAGATATAAGGGCAGGATTTGGAATTTATTGTTTTAAGGACCCTGCTTTTTATACAGGAAAAGCGGGATTGATGTTATCATGTTTTAAATATTTTAATGGAGATGAGCAAAAATGGATGAATTAAAAATTGATATATCACAATATAAGTATTTATATATTGAAATAACAAAACCGAATTTGACATTAGATTTAGACGCTCTGCATCAAGAAATGACCATGTTATCAACACTTGTTCTTGATTATGGGGATCTATTATCAGAAGTAAAATATGAACAATCTGGGTATAAATCATTATTTTGCTCAAATTTAAGAGAAAATGATTTAAAAATAAGTGAATCAAAGGTAAAGGCATCGGTTGAAGAAGATTCTGTATATAATCAATTTCAAAAAAATGTAGATAAATTAAAATCAATTTTAGATGCATTATATACACACAGAAAGATGTTAGAAAAACTAACTGATTTGTGGGTTAATGAATATTGGAACTCATCAAAAGATTTAAAACAAAATTTTAAAGAAAGAGGAAACATTGTAAGAAATAGGGGTGAAAAAGAAAAAGAAAAAACAAGGGAAGATATTGTTGATCAACAAAGGGAAGCACTTAATAAGTAAATTCTAATTTTTTAAAAGAGAGGTAAATCATGGATTATCGTCAGCAACAAGAAGGTTTAAGAAATAGAACAAATACAAATGTAGATAATAAAGATAAAAAAACATATGGGAAAAAGGGAAAAAGTATTTTTGATTTTTCCTCATTTGAAAAACCTCCAACTTTCTATAATGTAATTGAAGGGTATAATTTTCTTGATGTTCTTCCTTTTATTATAAAAAGTAAATATCATCCTCAGGAATTTAAACCTGGGCAAATTGATTACGTTATTGAGGTATATGTTCATTCTGGAATTGGATTACTTAATAATCATTATATTTGTCTTGAAAAGACATTTGGACGACCTTGTTTTGTTTGTCAGGAAAGGCAACGATTGATTAAGGAAGAAAAGAAAAATTGGAAGGAACCCGAAGTATCAGCGCTTAATTGTTCCAGAAAAGTGCTTCATAATGTTCTTGATTTGAAAAACCTTGATAAGGGGATTCAACTTTTTTATGCGAGTTATGCTTATTTTGAAAAGGAACTTCTTGATGCCGTTAATGATTACAAGATAAAGAAAAATCTTACAATGGCACCATTATTTGCTGATCTTTTGGAAGGCAAATCAATTTCTTTTAAAGCATCCGCTGAAAAGTGGGGAGAAATCCCTTATTTTAAGTATAAGAATTTTACTCTTGAAGATAGAACACAGGCATTTGATCCTTCAATCCTTGAAATGACAATTCCTCTTGATTCGATTTTGTATATTCCTACTTATGATGAAGTAAAAACAGCTTTTTATGATGTTGAAGGGGAACAGGAAGAGAATGAAAAAACCTCAGATACATCAATTGAGCAAAATAAACAACGGGAACAGCCTCCATTACCATCTGTTATAAACCAATTTATGCGTCCAATTGAAACACCTCTTAAACAAGAAGGGACAATGGGGATCATAGATGAAGTAAAAAATGAAAAAGAGGCAATTCAACAACTTAATCATACAGATGACGATAATTGCCCTAATAAACATATTTTTGCTAAAGATTGTGATACAAAACCAGAATGTATTAACTGTCCCAAATGGGAAGCGTGTTCTGATAAACAAATTGAGATGAAAAAAGCTGCGAGAAAGGCATTAAATAAGTAATTATTATTTAAGGAAGTAGGTTGAGTAATGGGATCATATACGGACGTATCATATTTAAAATATGGATTAGGAATGATCCCCCTGTGAATCGGGAAAAAGCTAATAAGTGATATAATGTATCACCCCCTATAAACGTCTAAGGGGATAAAATGGGCCAAACACATGGAAGTGGCAAGATTCACCCTTAAATAATAATTACACAATTTTTTATAAAGGAGTATATATGAATTTTTTTACAACGGGATCTTTTCTATTTGATAAAGCACTTGGAAATGGTTTTCCAGCAGGAAAAATAGTAAATCTTATTGGGGATAAATCAACGGGGAAAACATTAATCGCTTGTGAAACAATAGCACAAGCAAAGGCAGTTTACGGGGACAAAGTAAAATGGTTTTACGATGATGCAGAGGCGGGATTTTCATTTAATACCGAATTAATTTATGGATTTCAGATTCTTTCAGATGAAAGGAAACCATCAAGTACAATGGAGGAACTTGATTATAATTTGGATCGATGTTTAAATCAAATTGAAGATGATGAATTATTTATATATGTAGTAGATTCCTTTGATGCTCTTTCATCAGAAGAAGAAATGGAATTGGTTGAAAAAAGAAGAGCAGCAATTGCAAAGGGAAAAGATTTTGATGAGGGATCTTATATGTTAAAAAAGAATAAATTATTCAACCAATTTTTCCGAACACAAAGACAAAGGATTAAAGATAAAAATTGTTTACTCATTTTTATCTCTCAAATCAGGGATAATATTGGAGTAACATTTGGTAAAAAATATAAAAGATATGGCGGAAAAGCCCTTGATTTTTATAGTTCCCAAGTGGTTTGGTTATCAGAAGCAGAAAAATATGAAACCAAAGATGAACGTGCTTATGGAATAGCGGTAAAGGCATACGTTGAGAAAAATAAAATTGGAAAGCCATTTAGAACATGTTTCTTTGATATTCGATTTGATTATGGAATTGATAATACATTTTCAAATGTCAATTTTTTGTATAATCTAAGAGACGGATTTGGTAAATTAAAAGCAGGGAAAAAATTACCTGAGATTAAATGGAATGATCAAATATTTAATTCTCCAGATGATTTAACTTTTTTTATTGAAAAAAATGGATTTCATAAAGAATTACAAAACAAGGTGGATGAACAATGGGAAGCCCTTGATTTTGCCACTTCAATTGAAAGTACCGGGAGATGTTCAAAACTTGATTTAATGAAACAAATATATAAACAAATTCCCCCGCCCATTATTGAAGAAAATTCTTCTCAAAAAAAGACGGCGGGAAGACCTAAAAAAAATGAAAATTAAAATAATAAAGGGGACTAAACCTGATACTTTTATTTTAGAAATATATGGGGGTAACCCATTATTAACTCATTTTTTTACAATTGGAATATTTCATATAAAAAGTATTCAAAAACAAATTGAAAAAATTTTAAAAAGAACACCAATTAAAATTGCATCGAGAAAGGGAAAGGCACGTGAATTACAAAAATGGGTAGCTAATAAAGTAAGTGAAATAACAGGGATTCCATGTGGAAAAGATCAATTAATTGAATCCCGGGAAATGGGACAAAGTGGTGTTGATGTAAAATTAATTGGTAAAGCAAAAGAGATATTTCCCTTTTCAATTGAATGTAAAGCACAAGAAAAATTAAATTTATATGATGCAATAAAGCAAGCAATTACAAATCAACGAGAAGGAACAACCTGGTTATTGTTTTCAAAGAAAAAAAATACAAAACCCATTATAACAATGGATGCCCAAGAATTTTTTAATATCTATTCCCACTTAATAGAGAAAAATATACATGATTAAGTCAATTGAAATAACTAATTTACAATCACATGACCATACAATTTTAAATTTTTGTAAATCCACGAATGCCATTACCGGGCCTTCTGATAGTGGAAAATCTGCAATTTTCAGGGCGTTTGGATTTGTAATGAATAATGATCCAAATAATGTTGATGATTTATTATCAAATTGGTGTAAGGACACGGATGAAGTTAAAGTAAAAATTGAAACATATGAAGGAAATATAATTGAAAGGATTCGATCAAAAACAAAAAACATGTATGTTCTTAATAGTCAAGAATTAAAAGGATTTGGTCAAAATGTACCAGATGCTGTACAAAAAATATTAAATATTTCGGAATTGAATTTTCAAACACAATATCAAATGCCCTTTCTTCTTTCATACAGTCCCCCGGAAATATCAAGATTTATTAATAAATTAATTGATCTTGAAGATATTGATATTTTTTATAGTGAAGTTGAACGGGATAAAAGGGATGTTATTTCATCATTAAAAGCATGGAAAAAACAACTGGAACTTGAAACTATAAAACTCGAGCAATATTCATATTTAGAAAATATACAAAAAGAACATTTGCAGGTTAAAGAAATATATGATCGAATTGAATATATAAAAGCATGGATGACCTCATTAATAAATTTAATGGCAAGGATATCCGAGTTAAAAAGTAAAAAAAGAAATCTTTCAAAAATTTTAATACAAAAAAATGAAATTGAAAATTGTTTGTCATCAATTGAATCGATTAATAATATTTTATTCAAAAAAGAACAAATAGAGAAACGAATAAACTTAATTCAAGTACTTAGTAATAAAATATATATTTTGTCACTTGAAAAGAAAAAATATAAACAGATATTAAAATATAATTTAGAAATAAAAAAATTAAATGAAATACATAATAATATTGAACAAAAGATTATTGAAATTAAGCAAAAAATAAAAGAATTAGAACAAATTGAAACATTATCTGGAAAAATTAAACGATTATTAATACAAAAAGATGAGATAACAAAACAAAAAATCTCCTTTGAAAAGGAAATAAATATATTACTTATAGAAAATGAAATTAAATGTTGTCCGTTTTGTGGGGCAGTATTAAAGATAGGAAATAATTGTGAATGCTAAAAGTAAATTAAATATTTTTGTTGATTCAGGGGCCTTTACTGCATTTACACAGGGAGAAAAAATTGATATAAATGAATATATTTCTTTTTTAAAAGAAAATGAAAAAGAAATATTAATGGCTGCTAATTTAGATGTTATCGGTGGAACGGAAGAAACACAAAAACAAACACAAATAAATCAAGAAATAATAAATAATGCAAATTTAAATATAAAAGTTCTCCCTTGTTTTCATTATGGAGAAGATTTTTCAATATTAAAATTATATGTTGAAAAATATGAATATATAGCACTTGGTGGAATGGCAAAAATGACAAAAACAGATACTGAATCAGTACATAATTGGTTAATAAAATGTTTTGATATTATATGTAATGAAAAGGGATATCCGAAAGTAAAGGTACACGGATTTGGAATAACAACAATTAGTTTAATGTTTGCTTATCCCTGGGAATCAGTTGATTCAGTACGACCAATATTAGTTGCTGGATTTGGAGATATTATGATAGCAACAAAAAAAGAAAATAAATGGGATTTTCTTAATAATAGAATTGTGCATATGGCTTATATGGAAGAAAATTCAAAAAAAATAAATAGTTCTGATCGATTTTTTTATTACCATCTTCTTCCAAAGGACTCATTATTAAAAAAAGAAATTGATGAATATTTTGATACATTTTTTCCAAAAAAATATACAAGAATGGGGATATCAGAATATATAAATGTCCCTTCAAATCATATAAAAAAAGAAAATGAAAGATGGATAGTTCCAAATAAAAAAATAGAAATTATAAAAGAGGCCGGTTTAGCTAATCATTATATGTATAGAAGACGAATAAATTTTTTCTATTTTAGAAAAATATCTGAATATCTTACACAAAATCCTTCGGTTTTTGTAAGAAAACCTAAAAAATTTGGATTTTTTTAAGGAGAATTTATGAATACCATTAATAAAAAACAATTAATTGAAGCTTTAAATATTGCAAGTTTGGCAGTAACAGATAAAGATGTTGTAGCGGGATCTGATTGTTATTTTTTTTCAAAGGATGTAATAAAAACACACAAAGACACCACCGCCTGTTATGTTATTTTTAACACAGGGATTGAAGGGATAGTAAAGGCATCGTATCTTAATAATATATTAAGTACTTTTCCTTATGATGAAATTGTTCTTTCAGTTGAGGAAAATAATTTAATCATTTCATCAATTTCAAATACCCTTTGTTTTAAATTATTGATGAAAAAGATAAAAAATGAATTTAATATTGATTTCGATTTTAATCAAACGTTATTTGAAGAATTGCCCGATAATTTTACTACTTTATTATCAATGGCGGCCTCATCTGCAAGTAAGGATATTCAGCAAAAGGGACTTATTTGTGTTAATATAAAGGATGATGTTATGTTTTCGGGATCAACTTTTAGTGTTTGTAAAATAAATTTATCAAAACAAATTACACAAATGCAAATTCCGGTAAATTTAGTTGATCCAATAAAAAAGATTTCCCCTACATATTATTATAAATCAAATGAATCGGGATGGATTCATTTAATGAAAAATGGACCTGATTATAAAGGAATTGTAAGTTGCATAAGTTTTAGACATGGAATTGAATCATTATCAGATGAAGAATATGAGACAATTATTGGTCTTGTTGAAAATATTGATGAAAATGCTATTGATATTTCTCAACTTATTTCTGACGAATTTATTGAAATACTAAATTCAGTTGTTATTTGTTCTCATGATCAAGCGGATGAATTAAATCCGTATTATAATGTCCTTATCACTTATAATGGTAAATTTCTAATTGAATGTAAATCAATATCTAATAAGATAGGATCATCTTGTTATTCATTAGAAAAAAATCTTAATGTAAAGGATTTTAGATTTTATATAAATCCGATTTTACTAAAAAATATGAAAAATAAATGTAATGAATTAAAGGTTCTTTTATGTGACAATAGAATTATTTTTATTGGGAGTAATTTTAAATACAGTGTGTGTTTACTAAATTCATATTTAGATAATAAATAATATGTTTTTTGATAGTGATCAGGTAACTAAAAAACTACAGCAGGGAAATAATAATACAGAAAAGGGACCAAGTGCAGTAAAAGAAAAAAAAGGAACGTATTCATGTGAGTCATGTAAATTAAATTTAGTATGTAAATCCCCCAAAATGTCCTATACCGGACTTGGTGAAAAGGGAATTTTATTTATTGGACAATTCCCTGGTCCTATTGAAGACAATCAAAATGAACAATTCATTGGAATTACAGGGCAATATCTTCGATCAATTTTAAAATCTTTTCATTTTTCGCTTGATCGGGATGGATGGAAAGATAATGCCATTAAATGTTCTCCTTATATGGATTCGGTAACAAATAAACATGTAAAATGTTGTCGCCCATTTTTGTTTGATGCAATAAAAGAACTTCAACCAAAAAAAATAATATTATTTGGACAAGAGGCCCTTGATTCAGTTATTGGAAATTATATTGATAGTGTTGGGAAAATATCAAAATGGGTTGGATGGAAAATTCCTGATCAAACATTAAAAACATGGATTTTTCCAATGTATCATCCTTCTTTTATTCTTCGCCAAAAAGAAGAAAAGCAATTTGCAAACTGTTCTCCCCCTGCTGAAAAATTATTTATTCAACATTTAAAAGAGGCAATTTTTTGGGATGTCCCTTTTCCTGATTTTAGTAATGATAAAGAAAAAATTTCAATAATTTTAAATTTATCAGATGCAAAGAATTATTTAAATAAACTTCTTTTTGAAAAACCTCCGGTTATATTTTTTGATTATGAAACTACCGGGTTAAAGCCGTATCGAAAAGGACATGAAATAATTTGTGTTTCTATTTCAACGGGACCTTATAATGCAACTGCTTTTCCATTTTTTAAAGATGATGAATTTCGTTTTTTATATCAGCAGGTTCTTCAATCTGAACAAATACAAAAAGGAGCACAAAATTTAAAATTTGAAGATACATGGACAAATGTAATTTGTGGCCATGAAGTATCCCCATGGTTATTTGACACAAAAACTTCAGCACATATTCTTGACAATCGTCCCAGTACTACGGGATTAAAATTTAGGACATATGTTGATTTTGGGGTAACCGGATATGATGATGATGTTCACCCTTATATTAGTTCCCCTATTGAAGAAGAAGAAAAATACGGATGTAATGGATTTAATAGGATGAAGGAATTCTTTGAAAAAAATCCTGAAAAGGTATTATTATATTGTGGATTGGATTCAATGTATGAATTTCGAGAATATGAAAAACAATTAGTAGAAATTGAAAAAAATCCTGTTCTTAAAAAAGGAATTGATTTATTTACACAGGGAAATATTGAACTTGCATATGTTGAAAGAAATGGGATTAGTACAAATTATGATTACTTTATAGAACAACAAGGGTATTTAGATAATAGAATTAAAAAAATAGGGGAAAGGATTCAGGAAAGTGATGAAATTATAAAATGGAATGAAATTCACCCCGATATAAAATTTAATCCAAATTCTGATCCCCAACTTATAAATTTGTTTAATACAATTTTACATTATGAAAAAACAAAAGAAACGACCAAAGGAAATTATTCCGTTGATAAAGAAGTCCTCGAAAAAATTGATTCCCCCTTTTGTTCAGATTTATTAAATTTAAGAAGATTTTCAAAGGCAAATGAAACATATATTTCCAATATATTAAAAGAATCAATTGATGGGGTTATTCATTTTTTTCTTAATTTAGATACTGCCCGAACATACAGATCCAATTCATTAAATCCAAATATTCAGAATATACCAAAAAGGGATAAATTATTATTATATCTTATAAGAAGCGGATTTATCCCATCAACGGGAAATTTTTTAATGGAAGTTGATTATAGTGGAATTGAAGTACGTTTTAGTGCATGTTATCATCATGATCCTTTAATGATTAATTATATACAAGATCCAACTACTGATATGCATCGAGATGAAGCTGCATCTTTATTTAAATTAGATAAACAACAAGTAACAAAAAAATTAAGATACATCACCAAAAATGAGTGGGTTTTTCCACAATTTTATGGATCGTATTATAAACAGTGTGCCCCAAATTTATGGAACTCAATTCAAAATGAAAAAACTGCTGATGGAATATTAGTTATAAAACATTTAGAAAAATACGGTATTTTTGATTATTATGATTTTGAAGAGCATGTAAGAAAATGTGAAGAAATTTTTTGGAAGCAAAAATTTAAAGTATATACACAATGGAAAGAGGAAACATGGCAAAATTATCTTAGTACGGGGAAAGTTTCCTTATTATCAGGATTTGAATGTACTGGGATAATGAGAAAAAATAATGTGCTTAACTATCCAATACAAGGGACGGCTTTCCATTGTTTATTAAAATCTTTAATAACAATAAATAAATTTTTGAGACAAAATAAATATAAAAGTAAAATTGTTGCTCAAATACACGATAGTATTATTTTTGACATGGTTCCAAATGAAACGATGGAATTGGTACCAATTATAAGAAAAATAATGTGTGAGGATATAAGAAAGGAATGGGAATGGATTATTGTCCCATTAGATATTGAAATTGAATGCTCTGAAATAAATGGTAACTGGGCAAAAATGTATCCTATTTCCAATTTTTATAAGGAGTTATAAATATGAAAGATTTAATGATTGTATCATGTGAAAGAGCAGGAACACATTTTCTTATAGATAGTATTATATGGAATTTTCCAAAATTTAATAAAAAAAGAATTGATATCCCTGCAAATGGGGAACAAAAAAAATTTGAAAAATTTTTAAAAAAATATGAGCCCTCCGGACATAATATAATTAAGAGTCATCACCAGTTTGAATTTTTTGAACCAATTATTGATATTGTAAAAGAAAAATTTAATATAATTTATATTATGAGAGAAGGAAAAGATTCAATGGTTTCATGGCATTACTATTTTAATGATGCTAATTCATGTGAATTTCCATTTTCAAAAACGGTTACTGATTTAATGATGAAAAATCCAACAAATTATTCATTTGATAATGCTTATTCAAAAATTAAATCTGAAAATATGATACAAAGATGGGAAACTCATGTAATTTCATGGGTAATGAATGCAAAAAAAGCATCTGCATTGATAATTACTTATGATGATTTATACATTTATTTTTCAAAAATAATTAATAGAATTAGTGAATTTATAGATGAATCCCCGGTACACAAAAAAACAAGACCTCTTTTGTTTAATGGAAGTGGGATTTTCCCGAGAAAAGGGATAATAGGGGATTGGTTAAATCATTTTACTTCATTAGATGAAAATTATTTTTATAGTCATATAAATTCAACAATTTTATACAACGAAATATGGGACAAAGAAGCAAGATTAACAATAATACATACCCCGAATAAAGAAGAGTAATTAAAAATATGAAAATAACAATTGAAAAAAGAAATGAGATTATTCTTGATCATATCGGTTTAATTTGGAATGTAATTAGTCATTTTACAACAAATTCAATTTTTGATAAACAGGATTATTTTCAAGTGGCATCAATAGGGATGATAAAAGCAATTGAATCTTTTGATAAGAATGAAGGAATTAAATTAGCAACATGGATGTATAAATGTATGAATTTTGAAATTCTTAGGGCTATAAAATGGAGGAGGAAATATAATAAATTTCCATATGTTTCAATAAGAATTCCTGAATTTGAAAATGACCGGCAAGAAGATTTATATTTTAGAGAAAAAATTGAAAATTTTGAGGATTCACTTAATCTACAAGATAAAATGTTTCCAATTGATTTGGTTGAGGAACGAATAAATAATAATGAAATGTCTATTCATTTACAAAGGTATATAAATACTCTTACAGAAAAAGAACAAATAGTAATAAAAATGTGTTATGGAATTAATAGAAATGAATCATCAAATAACCAAGAAATAGGAAATGTCCTTAATTTGACAAGGGAACGTATAAGACAAATACATGATCAAGCAATTAGAAAATTAAGAAATAAAATGGTAACAAATAAAGAATATAAAAAATTAAAGGAGTCATTATGAGAGTTGCCTTTTCAATTATTTTAAATGGGAAACATCATTTATTACATGACAATTATTATGATTTTATTACAAAAAATTTTGATTTATGGATTATTGCAGAAGGGGCGAGTCTTTCACAGGGATCTACTAATTGGTGTAAAAAAATGCCCGATAAATATCATAATAAAGGACATTCAGTTGATGGAACTGTTAAATTTTTAGAAGAACTTTGTAATAATAATGAGAATGTTTTTTTATCAAATCATTATACATTTAATAACAGTTATATTGATAACAATACAAAATTTTGGCATTCAAAAGATGATCAAGTTAATTCGTGTATAAATGTTCTTCTTCATTATTATTTAGGTAAATATAATTATAATTATAAATCACAAAGAAAAGAAAAAATATTTTTATGGGAAATCGATATTGATGAGCAATGGGATTTACCATCAATTGAACAAGCGGAAAATGATTTGATTATTTCCGGAAATACAATGGGGGAATTCCTTTGTAATTATTGGGTAGGTGTAAATTTACAGGCAAAAGGGGAATGGGGGGAAGGAAAATTACTACCATATCGAAGATTATGGATATGGAATTTTACAAAATTTAAACAACATGAGCCCCCTATATTAATTGACACTGATAAAGGTATATTATTAAATCAAAAATTTGATCATTATGCCTATTATTTTAAACAGGATGTTGAATTTAAAAATGATTGGTATTCAGGACATGAAGATATTTTAGCAAAATGGAAAATACTTCAACAAGAATCGATTAATAAACCAATCGGTTGGAAATGTTCAATAAATGCTCTATTAAATGAAAATTCATACTGGGGGAAATCAAATACACATATTGAAAGGATAAGATAATGAAAATACAAACAATAAAAGCAGTAACAATAAATGATTTATGGTTCCAAGCAATGAGTTTACTTTTAAATTTAGGAAGTAAAACAAATTTAACCTATATAATTGAAGAAGGATCATATATCGGACAAAAACGTCTTGAATATGATTTTCTTTCATTTCAAATAACTTTTCCAGAAACAAGGCCATTTATAGTAATGCCTGAAACTATTAAAACTCCTCCTCCATTTGATAATGAGTTTTTAGAACAATATTTAAATTATATTATTACTACCTATAAACCAAAAAATACAATTTATACATATGGGGAAAGATTATTTTCAGATCTTGGTAATTTTATTAATTTAGAAAAAGGTGAAATACAATCAGATATAAAATATGAAATTTTTAAAAATAGAAAAACAAATCAAATACAAAATGTGATAAAAAAACTTAAAAAAACAAAAAATACAAATCAATGTTGTACCACCATTGGAATCCCGTCTGATATTATACTTAATGATCCTCCATGTTGTAGGATTATCGATTTTAATATGAAAGGAAATCGATTAAATATGTTTTTATATTTTCGATCCTGGGATTTATGGGGGGGACTTCCCCTTAACCTTGCTGCCTTTCAAATATTGAAAGAAATGATGGCAGATGAATTAAATGTATCACCAGGACAAACCTTTGCAAGTAGTAAAGGATTACACTTATATGACCATTGTTGGGAAGTTGCAAAAATATTAACTCATAAAGAACAAAATTTTAAAATAATTGGGGAATAAAATGAGTAATATTGGAATTGATTTAGATGGAACTTTAATTGAATTTTTAACAGGATTCAAAAAACAAATTGCAATGGATTTTAAAATAAAAGAAAAGGATCTTCCTCAACAAATTGATTACTTTTGGTCAAATTTTCCACAGGAATTTAAAAATAGGGTTGAAGAATTAATAGAAGATCCCTATTTTATGGGACCAGAAAATATAATAACCGATATATACACTATTGATGCCCTTCTTCATTTTAAAGAAGAAGGACATAAAATTATAGTAATAACGGCAAGATCCGAGAAAATTAGAAAACAAACAGAAGAAATTATAAATAGGTTTTTTCCAAATTTAATTGATAAATTAATTTTAGTAAAAAATGTAACTGATAAAAAAGAAAAAATGATTGAAGAAAAAATAAATTATTGGATTGATGATGCCCCTCATGGTTGTACGATATCAATTGAGTTAGGACTCCCAACATTTTTATTATATAATAAATACACGGAAGTGTATTCCAAATCTTTATTTATAAAATATAGGGAAGGAATTGATTTTTGGGCAGTAAAATCAATATACGAAATTTATTTAAAATATTCAATTTTTAGATATTAAATACATAATATATATATGAGAAATTTAAAAATTGAATATGAAACGGATACAATAAATGCAAGAATGGAAAATGCATTAATATATCTTTTAAACATTTTTGGATGGAGGATTGATAATATTAATTTTTATATGCCTTTATGTTCAAAAACTGGGTATCGTCTTTTATTTTTTAAAAAGAAGGATAATTAAAAATGGCAATAGGAGTAAAAGCATTACAAAAGTATAATAAAGGGGAACCTTTATCGATGAAACAATCAGTATATGCTAAGTGTGCTGAATGTATGGGATCTTTTGAAGATGGTGCCTGTGATTGTGAAGTTACAGGGTGCCCATTGTATCCATATATGCCATATGGAACAATTAAAAAGAAAAAGGCAATAAAAATGGATAAAGAAAGTGTTGAAAAGAGAAAAGAACGGGGAAAACAATTGGCAACGGGTAGGAAGAAACGATTATCAGAATCATCTGATATACAATAATTTTTATTTTTAAAAGAGGAGAAAAAAATGCCTGCATATGATAAGAATGGTATCCCGATACTCGGTCGAAATTCAGAGGAGCAAGCAAAGGTTAATGAATTAATTCTTCAAATAAAGCAGGGGAGAGCCTATATTCAGCAACTTGAAGCATATTGTGGGCAACTTCAACAATCCCTTATGAATAATGGTAATATTTTAGCTTTCCTTCTTCATAAGGAAAATAATAGGGTCAGAATTTCAATTGATGATATGAAGAATTTTGTAAAAGATAATCAAGGAAAAATTCGATCATATAAAGACACATCAACTAAATCAATTATTGTAGAGCTTATTCCCCTTACAAAAGAGGAAATGGAAAAAATTAATGAATCTCAATCTGAAAATACTTCTCCCGTTGAGCAGTCTAATTCAATCTCAAATGATGAATCAGTAAAAGAAGTGAGTAATGAAGAAGGAAACAAAATTAACGGATAAACAGCAAGAGTATTTTAATTTAAACAGTAAATTAGTCCATTATGTAATTCATAATTTATCATCAAAATTTAAGTTTATTCCATATGATATTTTATATGATGGGGGAATTGATGGATTAATTTTTGCAATAAAACATTATATTGAAAGTAAGGGAACATTTGCTACTTACGCTCGAAAATGTATTTATTGCCGGATTTTATCGGCAGTAAATACATTTGTAACAAAAGATTGTAATAAAGTTGATATAAATGATCTTTCAATTATTGATAATACAGATTATGAAGATAATGTTCTAAAAAAAGAATATAATAAAAAAATATTTGACATAATATATAATATACTGAATGAAAAAGAAAAAATGTTTGTATTTCTACGATACGAACAGGATTATTCATTAAATGAAATAGCGGAGGTCATGGGTAAGTCCCTGTTTACCATTAATTTATTAAAAAATAAAGTACATAAGTTAATTAAAGATAAATTAAAAGAGGAAATTTATACTTTATAATAAAAAATTAATCGATCAAAAAAGTAATATGTGTCGATATATATAATAGAGGGGGAAAACAGAAACCTTTAACAAAGGAGAAAAAAATGTTAACCCTTGAATATTATAAACCATCGATAAAAAATGAAATTATTGCAATTCTATTTTTTATTTTTATATGTGCTATTTTTACTTATATCGGAGCACAAATTTACCATTGGACATTATTATTTAACTATGAATTAATTGCCCCTCAAAAAGAGAAAAAACAATTAATTATTGAATGTGGTACAAAGATGATGATTCAAAATATTGTACGGGATGTGGCAGAAGAACATAATGTATCCCGTCATTTAGTTTTAGCAATATTGGAAACTGAATCAAGTTATCGAACAAAAATAACGTCAAATAAAGGGGCAATGGGATTAATGCAGATTATGCCCTTAATTGCTAATACATATAATGTAGATGATCCTTTTGATCCCCATCAAAATATTCAAGCGGGAACTCAATACATAAAATATTTACTTGAAAAATTTGATGGGGACATTGAAAAAACAATTGCTGCTTATAATGCAGGGGAAACAAAGGTTAGACAATTGGGAAGGGTACCAAGATTTAAAGAAACATTGAATTATGTTAAAAAGGTTTCTTCTTTATACGAAAAATATACACAAAACACTTAATATCATAAAGAAAGGTTAGATATGAAAAAAGGATTTATAGGGGCATATGCTGTTATATGTGGTTTTTTGATCACAAATGTAATAATAATATTGAAATTAATGAACGTCTTGACAATATCGTGGTTATTTATATCAATACCCTATATTGTTATTTTTTGCACAATTTTAGAAATATTATTTATATCAACCACAATAAAAATTATTAAATTTATGTTTTTTTCTAAAAAGTGAATATAAATAATGAATAAACATATTGTTTCCTTTTCAGGTGGAAAAGATTCCACTGCAATGTTACATTTATTACTTACACATGATATTCCAATTACACATGTTATTTATTTTGAAAGTGGTTGGGATTTTCCACAAATGGATAAACATATAAAACAAGTAGAAGAAAAAACAAATATATATATTACACGATTAAGATATTATCGTCATTTTAATGAATTATTACGGATTTATGGATGGCCCCATGGTTCAGGTGGATGGTGTGTTGATTGTAAGATAAGCACATGTAAAAAATTTATAAATGAAATAAAGGGAGACAAAATTGAATATATAGGTTTTACAATTGATGAAAAAAAAAGAACACAATCTAAAACAATTTTAAAACGTAAATGGCCTGTTAAATTTCCATTAATTGATATGAATATGTCTGAAAAAGATTGT